CGGAGGCGGCGGAGGCGGAGCAGGCTCAGCAGGATTTTTATCAAACGGCGGAGCAGGCACACAAGGTGACGGCGGATTTGGGCTTAGCAAATCAAACTACTCGCAGTTTGGCGCATCTGGTGTATTTGCTGGCGGCGGCGGTGGTCATACAGATGGCAGAGCTTCTCCGTTTGTTGGTACTAATACTTCAGGAGGCGCTGGCGGCGGAGGTAATGGCGGGCGGTATGTCACCGGTAGCGGTTCCAGTGACTTAAATGCTACGGCAGGCTCAACTAACACTGGTGGCGGAGGCGGCGGCGCTTACGGAGCCAGTTCTTCACTAGCAGCCGCCGGTGGTTCTGGCGTAGTAATTATTAGGTATATCGAGTAGGGAGAGCAACATGGCACATTATGCAAAAGTAGTTAACGGCATTGTCGCTCAAGTAATTGTTGCTGAGCCTGAGTTTTTTGATACGTTTGTAGACGATACTCCAGGTGAGTGGGTAAAAACTAGCTATAATATGAGAGGCGGAGTTTATTATGATCCAAGCACAAATACTCCTGCAGAAGATCAGTCAGTTATAACAGGTGATGAAGCCAGAGAACGTAAAAATTATGCGTCTATCGGAGATGTTTATGACTCCGCTGCAGATGTTTTTTACAAGCCGCAGCCGTTTGATAGCTGGACATTAAACACAACAAGTTATGTATGGGAGGCACCTGTAGCCTATCCTGATAGCGGCTTCCACCTTTGGAATGAAACAGAACAACGCTGGGATGAGGTGACATAATGGGCGTAAAAGTAGAAAATAATGCCTTCGGCACGCTAAGTGCTGGGATAACTACTTCTGACACTACTGTCACACTGGACTCAGGTGAAGGCGCACGTTTCCCCACACTTGGCTCGGGCGATTATTTTTACGCCACGATTGTCGATACCAGCAACAATCTAGAGATTGTAAAAGTCACTGCTAGGTCTACTGACTCTATGACTGTAACTCGTGCGCAAGATGGTACTACAGCTCGTGCGTTTTCTATTGGTGACCGCTTTGAACTTCGCCCTGTAGCTGCGTTGTTTGAAGATATTGATATTAGAGGTTCTGGAGGTACAATTTCTGGTAACGTAGATATAGATTCTTCTGGCGCTGAACCTCTTACTATTACAGGTACAGACGCTACACAAACTCGTGTACAACTTATAAATACAACTAGCGGAGTTGACTACACTTACGTCCAAGCAAGGACAGACGCTGGTTCAGGTTATTTTATCCACAACGGTACGGGTCAAGGTAACGGTCTTGCATCTAATGAGACTTATCTATGGTCGGATAATGGTAAAATATCTCTTATCCCAAACAGTACTATCGCTAACAAACTAGAAGTAGCTACCAATGGTGATGTTACTGTAAATGGTAAAGTATTTGGCGGTGGACTAGTTTTATTAGGTCAATCATCTTGGACTACTAATACTACTGGTGCTAGTTTTGACGTTTTTGACTACACAAAGTATTCGAACTATTTACTGACTTGGATTGTAAGTCATTCTCCTGTCTGGGAGCATACATATTTTAGGTTTAGAAATAGTAGTGGAGATATAACTACTGCTAGTGCATACAACGGTGTAACCGCTTGGTACGGTTCAAGTCAGACTGATGGTCATCCTACTTACAACAGTAGCGGAAACTTTGGAGGATCGCGAAATCATATATGGATGGCCGGTAACGGTACGGGATACTCATCACATGGAATGGCTATAATTAGTATTCCTCACAATGGAGCTTATGCTAGAGCTGCTATACGAGGAGATTCTCAACTTGTTTACAGGAATAGTACTGTTCACTATTTAGAACAATTTAGCGGCGCACTTTCATTGTCTAATCCCCATACGGCTATAACAGGCTGTTCTGTATTCGGCTCTGGAGGCAACAGTGAATATGGGTCTGTTGAGATATTCGGAATTGAGAGGGGGTAATTATGGCTGAGCAATATTACCAAATAATAAATGGCGAGCGAGTAGAGATTACAGGTGACGACCTTACTGCTAGAAAAGCTGAATGGGCGTCTGAGAACGCACAATCTGATGCTCGGGCATTAGACTTTCTTAGGAACGATCGTAATAATTTACTAGCACAATCCGATTGGGTAGTTGTTAGAGCACAAGAAGACGGTACGGCAGTACCAGCAGCTTGGGTCACATACAGGCAAGCACTACGAGATATAACTAACACCTATTCAAACGTAGAAGAAGTAGTGTGGCCGGAGAAACCAGAATGAAGCGTACTCCTCTATATATGTTTCCTAACGGCACGTTTGCTAGAACAGCAGACAAAGTGCCTGATGATTGCGTGTTAGTGGAAGAACCAGAGTTACCGGATGAGCCGGAAGTAAAGATAGAAGATCAAACTCAAGCTGTATTGGAGGCAGAGCGTGGCGAGAATGACAGTCGCTGAGATACAGCAAGAACTTCTCACACATGAAGCTGTGTGTGCTGAACGGTATAATACGTTTATAACTCGTGTTGATCGGCTTGAACGTATTTTGATTGTGGCATGTGGCACAATCATTGTCGGACTAGCGTCCATCCTTAGTGCAATTCTAATAGGAGGCTGATATGCCAGGATACGGAATGTCGAAAGACAAAAAGAAAAAAGTTGCTTCTTACAAAAAAGGTGGCGAAGTAAAAAAAGCTAGTGCTTCTGCAGGGTTCAAGATGTGCCCTCAGTGTAAGACTAAGCGTGCTTGTGCCATTGCTAAGAAGTGCATGAAAAAAGTTTATGCATAGCACATGCTAGCAGAACTTGCTGCCGCTAACGCTGCTTTCTCAGTTATAAAGTCAGCTGTACAGAACGGCGCAGATTTGACCCGCTGTGCGAAGCAAGTCGGTCAGCTAGTTAGCGCGAAAGAGGATCTGCAAAAGAAGGTAAATAAGAAAAAGGCTACGCATCAGACAAATGACTTTGAAGAGTTTATGGCGCTTGAGCGTATCCGAGAGCAAGAGGAGCAACTGAAACAACTAATGATCTATGTGGGAAGGCCAGGTTTACTTAGTGATTGGCAGAAGTTTCAAAAAGACGCCCGAGTAGCCCGTAGAGAAGCTGAGCTAGCTGCTGAACGTAGACGGGAAAGAATCATAGAATATGTTGGTGCAGGAGTTCTAGCTCTAATTTTAATAGCGGTACTTGCTGCGTTTGCTGCATGGGTAGCATGGCTAAAAGGATGGATAAAATGGCCGTAAGGAAAAAGCTAGAAGAGGCATCTAAGTACGCAGACTATGACACAGACGGCGACGGTACTGTAACTGATGCTGAAATCGCCAGAGCAAAAGAAATTAAGGCCACAGAAGATGAACTGCGCAAGCATCTAGCACAACTACGCATGGCTAGGTATACGTTAGTAGCTATGGGTGCTTTTACAGCTGGCATGTTTTTTGTGCCTATAGAGCGTGTAGAAGCACTCTCTGACATAAGTAATTTATTCTACATAAGTGGTGCAGGTATTGTCGGCGCGTATATGGGTGCTACTGCGTGGATGAGTAGGAAGTGATAAATGTATGGCAGCTAAGCTTAGTGAGAATACAGAGGTAGCGTTACCACTTCGGAACATTATTTCGATGGTGGTTGCCGCATCTGTTGCTACTTGGGCTTACTTTGGCATCATAGAACGTCTTAACCAGATAGAGACTAACATCACTATGATGAAGTCAGATCTGGAGCATAACACAGAATTTAGAATTAAGTGGCCGCGAGGCGAGATGGGCAGTCTACCCGCCGACAGTGAGCAGTTCATGCTCATTGAACACCTTGCACAGCAGCTCGATGAGTTAGCTACACAGATAGACGAAGGCCGTGCGCCGCACGACCAACAACAAAAACTTACTTTAGATTTTTATGAAAAACGCATCGCAGGGCTAGAAGCTCAGATAGAAAAGCTGAGAAATAGGAGTAAGTGATGGGTGTAATAACTATAGTTCTTATTTTATACCTAGGCGGCGAAGCTATAGAGTACACACAAAGAGGCAGTATATCTGAGTGTCTAGGAGTAAAGCGTAAGATTGAGCGTCTAGGGTGGAAAGACACACGCAACACTAGATACGCATGTGAAAAACGTGAAGTGGAACTTGAAACCGGCCCAGACGGTAAGCCACAAGTTGTAAAGTTATTAGATTAGGAGGAGGATGTACAGATGTTACAAGCGTTAATTGGCCCTGTTACAGGGATTCTTGATAAGTTTATCGAGGACAAAGACCAGAAAGCTAAGCTCGCTCACGAGATAGCTACTATGGCAGAAAAACAAATGCACGAGCAGGCAATGGGCCAGCTTGAGATCAATAAGATGGAGGCGCAACACAGGAGCATATTTGTGGCTGGCTGGCGACCATTTTTGGGTTGGGGGCTTTCGTTTGCCATGATATGGCACTTTGTTCTGGTGCCTATGGTTACGTTTGGTTTTGCATACGCAGGTATGGAAGCCCCTGATTTACCAGCGTTTGACATGGACTCGCTGATGACTGTACTACTGGGGATGCTCGGACTCGGAGGACTCCGTAGCTTCGAAAAAGCAAAAGGATTGACTAAATGAAAGATAACTTTGGTAAGTGCCTAACACTAATTTTACATCATGAAGGGGGCTATGTTAACCACCCCCGAGATCCAGGCGGTGAAACCAACCTTGGTGTTACTAAACGCGTCTACGAAGAATGGGGCGGTACTAAGGATATGAAGGATCTTACAGTAGAAGATGTTGCTCCAATATACGAAAAAAACTACTGGCTAAGAGCAAAATGCCAGCATCTTCCTGCGGGCCTTGACCTTGCCGTTTTTGATTGGAGTGTAAATTCTGGGGTTGGTAGAGCTGCTAAAAAACTACAAGCTATGATTGGCACAGAAGTAGACGGAGGCATCGGCCCCAATACTTTACGCACACTAGATGAGTATATCGAACACCACGGTATAGAGAAAACGATTGAAAATTACAGAAAAATACGGCAAGATTTCTATGAGTCTTTATCTACGTTTGATACGTTTGGTAAAGGCTGGACTCGTAGAAACGAAGAAACCTGCGAGGCTGCTTTGGGAATGGTACAGTAATGGCGTCAGTAAAGCTTACAAAGTTTCTAGGTGAAGCACCTAAAATTTCATCAGAGCTATTGCCTGACGGCGTGGCTCAAGAAGCATTTAACGTTAAGCTTTATTCAGGCGATTTACTTCCCTACCGCACACCAAAGGACGTAGACAGTACAGAACGATCTGTAGAAGCTAAAACTTTACACGCTTTGCGCGATCCTGTTACAGATGCTCTTGTGTGGTTATCTTGGACTACTGACGTAGATATTGCTGTCGCGTCTGACAGTGATGACAATGCTCAGCGGTTTTACTACACAGGAGACGGAGAGCCTAAAGTATCTGACTATGCTTTAGCTACTAGCGGTAGTGAGCCGTATCCTGTGTCTAACGGGTATTATGACCTTGGACTGCCGCTGCCAACTACTAAAGTCACCGTAGCGGCCACATCTTTTACTGTTGTAAATTCAACACACTATGAACGAGATAGTGGCAATACTGCAACATTTTACGGTAGCACTGCCCACAACTTACGCACAGGTAATATCGTAACTGTTCGTGACTTCGGCACATCTGATGAAGCTAAAGGGTTTAACGCTAAGAATGTTGAGGTCACAGTAACAAGTGACAATAACTTTCAGTATTTTAGTTCTGGCGATCAGGTTGCTAAGACAGCTAACACTACAGGCCGCGCTGACTTGGCCGGTAACACGCAGATCAGAACGTATGTTTACACTTGGGTTACACCGTGGGACGAAGAATCTATCCCATCTAACGTATCTAACGAATTATATATTAAAGAAGGCCAGACAGTTACTGTTTCCTCCCTGCCCCAGACTGCACCGACTGGGGACAACTTTATCCGTGGCGTTAGGCTGTACCGAAGCGTTGCTTCTGCGTCTGCCACGGATTTCTTTTTACTTGCTACGTTGTGGTTTCCTACAACTGTCGCTGAGTTTTCGCGTACTAGTAATGTATCTAGCCTTACTTTATCTAAACCCCATAATTTTATTAAAGACGACAGATTCAAATTAAGTGGGTGTTCTGACGCTAGTTTTGACATTACTGACGGTGTAGTAACAGAAGTTGTAGATGATTTTACATTTAAGTATGCGCAGACTGCTACTGATGTAGGGACAACTAATGCATCTGCTGGCACTGTTTTCCACGATGTGTCTGAATCTTTGGACGACCCTGCTCGATATTGGGGAGATTCTAGCTTTGATTTTACAGATGATTTTCTAGTATCTAGCTTGGATACAATTATTCCATCCGAGGAATATGATCCTCCACCTACAAATATGAGAGGCTTGATTGCAGCTCACAATAATATTCTTGTAGGGTTTTTTGGTAATCAGCTGTGTTTTTCTTTTCCTGATAAACCACATGCGTGGCCCGAAAAATACAGGCTTACGTTCGACGCTGACATTGTAGGTATTGCAGCCGCAGCTGGATATATACTTGTTCTCACAGAAGAGTATCCGTTTCAGGTATCAGGTAATGATCCAGCCACAATGGTGTCTGCACGTATTGATACGTTGTATCCGTGTTACTCTAAGAGATCTATTGTAAACATGGGCTATGGCGTTGTGTGGTCTACTCACGGCGGACTTGCTACATGGAGTCCTACAACAGGTATTGATCTTATCACTAAGTTTGTCCACGATTGGGATACATGGAATGAAGCGCTAGATCCAAGTACTATTGTAGGCCATTTCCACGACGGTAAATATTTTGGGTCGCACAGTACTAAGTCATTTATTTTTGAGCGTGACGATAAGGTAGGCGGGTTTTTTGTACAAATTCAATATAAGTTTAGTGCAGCGTACTCAGATCCTAAAACTGGCACTATGTATTATACTGAAGGTGCTGACGGAGAAATTTACGAGTGGGATAACGAAGGCGAAGTTTTATCCCCTATGGAATGGAAATCTAAAACTATTGTTACCAAAGACTATCTTAATTTAGGAGCCTTTAGAGTTGTAGCTGACTATGATGCTAGTGCTGAAGAAACCCAGAATATTACTAACTATAACAATAGCCTTGCTAACCTCAATCAAGTTATCTGGAATAGAAGCCAGCAATTAGCACCGATAAATGGCCCAACGCATTATGTATCTGGTGGTGTAACGTTTACACCAAGTGGTACTCTTAACGCTTTTACTGTAAACGGCGACCCTCAAACTTCCTATCCTAAAGCTAATACAGGCACACAGCCTGTAACGTTTAGACTTTGGGTAGACAAAAGTCTTGTGTTTCAAGGTGTAGTTGCAACAAATGATATATTTAGATTGCCTACAGGCTATCGTTCGGATACATTTGAGGTAGGGGTGTCAGGTTCCGCTAGAGTGCGTGCTATACATTTTGGCGAGACGCCCTATGGATTGAGGACATCATAATGGCGAGGTTTACAGCTATACCAGCAGTTCCCCAAGGTGGGATTACAGATTGGCAGAGTGTACTTATTAGCTCTGTTAAAGAAAACGTTGAGCTTCTTACAGGACTTCGCGGCGAAGCTGACCTTGCTAGTAAAGCTATTACCAAAGGCCAAATAACTTTACTTGAGATGCCTGATCAAAATATGAGGCAAATATCTTCTAAAGGTTCAGGCTTTACAATCAGCGGCCAACAGGTTGCTGGACTTGACGACTATGGTTTGCTATTAACAGATGTGCAAACTTTAGCAAATGACCTTGCGTTCACTAGAGCTGTAGTAAACGCGTTAATTAACCAGCTTAAAGGATGATGTGACATGGCTATGAGACCTACAACACCACCCGCAGGCATGGCACCTGTTCCTGTCATGGCTGGCGGCGCAACCCCTGCAGCAATACCGACTACTGTTTCTATGGATTTACCACCAAGTATTCAGCAACTTATTGCTGCACCTTCTCCTGCTGTAAACGAACAAGCTGTAGGAACTATACCTACAGGTACAGCAAACACAAACCCACAGTTTCCGGTTCTTGATTTTCGTATGCAACCTTCTTACGAGGAAGGCGGTCTGATTGGCCCTAGTGGTATGCCAGCCCCTACAGGCGTAGGATTGCAGACTCAGGCACCTCAGCAGATGAACTCGCAGATGGCTGACATGCAGATCAATGACATGCTTAGCAAGAACCCTGAAGTTGTAGCCCGTATTCGTGCTGCTATCGAAGCAGGTTTGCAGTCAGGTGAGCTATCACAACAGGAACTACAGATGGCCACGCAGCTTGCGCAGGTTGCATTGCAGAACCCACAGATGTACCCGCAGCTCCGTCAGTTTGCTATTGATCGCGGACTAGCTGGGCCTAATGACCTACCTATGGAATATGACCAAGGTCTAGTTATTGCACTTGTTACTGCAGCGAAAGCTATGCAGGCCGATGTACAGATCGAAGGCGGACAGCCAATGCCGCAACAACCTCCGGTACAGGAAATGGAGTTTGGCGGATTGCTTGTTGGCCCCTCTCACGACCAAGGTGGCATCCGCGTTAAGATGAAACACGGCGGCGAGATTGAAGCCGAAGGCGGTGAGTACGTTATTCCTAAAGACATTGTAGCCCGTAAAGGCACAGAGTTTTTTGATAGACTAATTGGTAAAGATACTAAAAAGACAGATATGGCATGAGCTTACAAGTAGTAGAAAAACAAAAACCGGAGAGTCTCGCACCCAAAAAGTACGAGGCTATTCTGCTATCTACGCAAGAGGCTTATGATAAGTACTGGGCGCAGTGCGTACCCCACCTACAGAAGTGTATAGAAGGTATGCATGGTGAGCTTACTGTCGAAGATATATACACCAGAGCATTGCAAGGTCAGATGTTTGTCCTTGTGGCTAAGAACGACGACACGGAAGTGCCTGAGGTAAAGTTAGTTTTGGTTATGGAATTGGTGTACTACCCACAGTACACCACAATGAACGTGGTTGCGATGGGCGGCAAAGACTTACGCCACCTTATCAAGCTGTTCTGGAAAGACGTTTGTGGGTGGGCGCGAATTTGCGGCGTCAAAAAAATTGAATGTTCAGTAGCACCAGCTATGGAGCGCATCCTGCTAAGTACTGGTTTTGAACGCAAATATGTCCAGTTACAACAGGATTTAATGGAGGTCTAAAATGACAACTATCGCTATAAACCCGATGGTAGTATCCGTTAGCCCAAGTGCCGATGCTACCATTTCTCGTATTCAACCCACTATGCACGGCGGAGGCGGCGGCATTAAGAAAGTTATTGCGGTTGTTGCCGCAGTTGCCATTCCTATTGCAGCCCCGACCATTGCAGCGTCTATCGGACTTTCAGGTGCGATTGGTGCCGCTATTGGTACCTCAGCCGTTGCAGGCACAATAGGCGCTACAGTAGGTTCCGCGATTGTAGGCGCAGGACTTGGAGCTATTTCTGCTAAAGTAACAGGCCAAGATGTAAAACGCGGTGCTATTATGGGCGGTCTTAGCGGCGGTATTGCAGGATACTTTAGAGGAGCGCCTCAAACTCAGGCTACATCTGGTTCAGGCGTTAGCCCTACAGCAGCCGGTGAAGGATCTCAGCTTGGCACAGACCTGAGTAGTAGTTCACAACAGTTTGGCAATATTGGCCCTGGCGATCCTACTACTTTTGGCCCTGACGCAGTCAATCAGCCTCAAACACTTACAAACCTCAACGCTGGCACAACAGGTGGGGATGTAGCTTCGCAGCTATCTAACACTACCAACCCAAATATAATACAGACTAGCGCTGGTGGTGCAGGGAATGTAGCCCAAGGTGCGCAGAATCTAGCACAAGGTGGTGCAAATCTACAAGGTGCAGTAACAGGCACACAGGCAGCTCCTACAGCGCTGAGTCAACTTGGCCCTAACGCTAGCATTGGCGAAAAGTTTGTGGCCACTATGAAAGACAGCGGCTCTGCTTTGGTTAATAAGTTTACTGATCCTGAGGCTCTTGCTAACGTTACTATGCAGGCCGGTGGTCAGCTACTTGGTACTGCACTAGCACCAGATCCAGAGATGCCGCCAGAGCAGCGTGAGCTGCTTGAGATGCGTAAGCAGGAACTTGCGGAGCTTAAACAGAAAGACGAAGCAGCGTTTAACGCACAGATGGATGCAGCTAAACAGTATCTACAGCAGGCTAAGCAGTATGATCCTACATACATGGCGTTCCAAGCAGCTAACAAAGAAGCCATTGACCAGCAGCGTAAGCTGCGTGAGCAGTATCGTAGGGCAGCTCTTAGCGGTGGCCGTGATATTAGTGAAGCTGAAAAACGTCGTATGAGCCTAGATTCTGCGCGTCAGGTTAGCTCTGAGTATGACCGTGGATTCCAACAAGGTTTGTCAGCTCAGAACAAAGTGACACAAGCCGGTCTGTCTGCGATACCTAACTCAGCGCAGTTTGCTAACTACACCAACGCACTTCGCACACTACAAAGCGATGAAGGCAGGCTTGCTGAATACTACGCTGGCAAGTCGCAGGGTGCAGCTAAGAACATTTCTGATCTGTTTTCTAACTTTAACACTGAGACAGGCACAGGCGTTCAATACCAACGGCGCGGCGGGCAGGCTCCCAAAGCTCCTGTAACGAAAGGCGGTCTTCCTGACTCCGGTATTGAGAAAAAAGGCGGGCTAACTCTACCAGACGAAGACGAGAATGTGACTCCGTTCTACCAACCTGGTCAGTCATACGCGATATAAGGGGTAAGTCAGATGGGATTGCTCGGAGATTTTGTAGGTAACACGCTAGGGCTTCAGTCGGGAGCGGATTACGCTTCCTCTGTTGAATCAGCTAGTAAGTTGCGTGCGCTACAGCGTAAAAATCAAGCTATTGCTGATATGCGAGACTTTGGGCAACCGTCGCAGTCAACTCCTATAAGCTCTGTAGAACCGTTTAATCCTGACGATTCCTCACTTAGCTTTGACAACCTGCAACAGCCAGGATTACGCAACATCCCCCCATCACCAAAGCCACCTGTTGATCAAGAAGGCGGCGTGGCACAGGGTATGGATCAAGCGGATGAAGCTACTACCGAGCCTACACCTAAGCGCGATTCAAGTGGCAACATTATTATGGAGCCATCAGCAGATGGCCGTCTAGGTGACGCACCTACTCTTGATACACCTGATCCATACGAAAACCCAGCAAATGAATTTTCTTTGTTGCCTGATCTTGGGCCAGAGCTTCCAGACCTAAGCACATATAACAAAGCTGCTCGCGCAGGCGAAGTAGCAAAGCGTAAGAATTTACAGACTTCTCTTACAGACATTATGAAGTCTGCAGGCATTCGACGTAAATCAGGTATCGGCTCGCGTAATATTACAAAGGAGCAAGGCGATGCATACAAATGGTGGTCTAGCGACAATGCTTTCCGGTTGTTCTACAACAATCCAAGGTTGCTTGATGAAGCTAGAAGAGATCCTATCGGATTTGCCAAGCGTTATTCAAGTCAGCAGCCTCAAAGAACTCAATCTGATATTGCTACTAATTCTGGAACTCGCACTAAAAAACTTATCGACGGGCGTATCGAGGGTCTAAAGACTCAGATTGATGGTGATAAAGTACAAGAAGTTTATAGAGCCGCCAATGAAATCGGTATCGACCCGTTTGCTGCAATCGCAATTTTTGGTATTGAGTCTGACTTCGGACGAGCCAAAGGTGTAAGCGCTAAGGGTGCAGTCGGCGGTATGCAGGTTATGCCTGCGCAGTTTGACCGCCTAAAGAAATGGTTTGCTGACCCCGCCAACCTTGATCAAATTAAAAACGCGTTCCGTATGCCTAACGGCGAAGTAAACATGAAACGCGTAGAGTACGCAATCCAAACATTTTCTAACATGCAACAGCCTGGGTCTCGTGGCCGTGGCACTCCTAATGCCAACGTCTACGCTGGACTTGCGCAGCTAGTGTACAACAAAGCCATTGGGCTACCCAAAAACCTATGGGGTGCAGGCTATCAAGGTAACGCTAACGAAGTTTTAGCCGCAGGTCGCCCGCTTATGGTGGACGATGGTAACATTAGCAACTCTGATTACAATCGCGCCTATGTCTCACTATACAACCATATCCAACAAACCTATGGCGGAAAGCTAGCAGAAATACAAACTCCGTATGGTATAGACCTCAACACGATTGCAGGGTCTGGCGTAGGCCAGCCTGTTATGACAGGAGAACCTGTTACAGATACAGATATCTCTACTCGCGTCGGTATGGGCGATTTAAGTCAGTCTATGCCTGCTGCGGGTCTTAATACAGGCCAAAAACAAACACAGACAAGCACCGATGGCTATGAGATTCGCCAAGAAGATGGCCCTGTAGTCTATAAAGACGGCAAGCCTGTGTTTAGATTTGCTGGCCCAGACGGCCAGAAAAGAGCTGAAGAATATATTGCAGGTGAGACGGGTACGGGATCTATCGCAAGCCCGTCAGTACAGCCTGATGAGAATACTATTACTCGGTTCCTTGAGAATCCGCCTAACATCGGCATTGAGATGAACAATCTCCTCAAGCAGCGCGAGCTTACAGTAAATTCCATTAACCGTCAGCTACAGCTAACCAATGAAAAAATTAACGCTGCAAATGCAAAAGCTGCTGAGTATGACAGATATGCAGAGATTGCACTGGCTAACGGCCAGATTGCTGATTTTGAAAGATATAAGGGTCTAGCTCAGACCGAAGTTGATAACGCTAGAACTTTGCGTGATGAATCTATTATAGCTAGAGACGGCAAACAGATTGAGATTTTACAGGGCGACAACAAGATGCTGCTGGTACAGGGTGCACAAGCACTGCGTGACCTATCGTATGGCTCTACCGCTCGCGCTGGCGCTGTTATGTCTGCCTTCACTGGGCTAGATATTAAGATACAACCACGGTCTGACGGCAAGTTTGACATCGTTGTACAAGGTAACGTGCAGCAAACACTTACAAAGGCGCAGCTGTCAGACAGACTGCAGCGTACATATAGCCAAGCATACAGAGATAGCCAGACTAAGATCCTGACAGAACGTCAGACATATCTGTTTGAAAAGTCTGTTGACCTTGAAGCTAAACTGGTTGAAGAACAGGCAAAATTCATAAACCAAATGAAGACTGATAAACTAAAATACCAAGCTGAAGCGTACCTTGAGAAGCTGAAGCAAATGGGCGGTGAGTTTAAGGCTTTGGGTAACGGCATGGCTCTTGTCCAGCAAGGCGGCCAGTTCTTCTTGGTCAACCCTACTAAGATAGTTAAAACTGCAGACGACGAAGCAGAAGAGCGGTTGGACGTACAGCCGATTGCATTACCACAAGCTATGGCGTTACTAAGTGGTGCGTCAAAAGGTGAAGATTTCGTAGCCGCGACAGAGTGAGGATAGTATGGCAAAAGCAGGACTTAAATCTTTCGGAAGCCCTACACTCAGCGCGATGGATTTGGAGCCACTAGGCAACCCTTACGATGTTGCACCTGACATCGGGATGGGCAACCTCCTAGGTAGCAGGGAAGCTCTTACTAACGAAGCAGACAGTGTCTTTAATCAAGCCATGTCTCAGTTCTCTATGCCTGAGATGAAGCGGCCTGCGCCTACTGGCCCTAATGTTCTGTTCGATCCATCAGCTAACAAGATGTTTGTAAACGGGTCGTTGTTTGACCTTGACGACGCTGACGCAGCCGTAAAATCCAAAGGTTTTTTAACTGGCCCGCGCCAAGAGCCGCCGTCAGGCAACTGGCAGCGTGTTACACCTGCTGAATATGGCAGGTACTATAAGTCTATTACTGACCCCACACTTAGCCGTAGATTCTCTGAGAACGTTGATATTGGTATGGCCAACCTGCGATCTTTGTTTGGCGCAGGTGCTGTATTGCTTGGCGCTGACGAATACGGCCTTGGGGTTATGGAGCGTGCAGATGAAGTTATCCGCAAAAAATCACCGTTTGCAGGTGAAGCTACAGACATCGGCTTTGGAGATGAAGATCTCGGCCCTGTAGAGTGGTTTGTAGGCGTACTGGGCGCACAAGGCCCGATGCTTCTTGAGACCATTGCTGCAGCAGGTGTAGGTTTTGTCCTAGGTTCTGCCACTGCAGGGCCAGGTTTGGGTTCCGCAGCAGGTACAGTCGGTGGCCTGTTTGGTAAGACAGCGTTTAAGAAAGCTGTAAAAGAAGCTGCAGAAGAATATGCAACAATTAAAGCTAGGGACGGCAAGGCAGCGGCCAAAGCCTTCCTGAAGACTGACAAGGGTAAGACGCTCAAGCGTGCGTCCGGTGCTGCAGGTGCCGTTGGCCTTAGCTATGTCAACAACTTTGGTATTGCATCGTCTGATGTGTACTCAGAGCTATTGGAGTCAGGCGTAGATGTAAACGATTTTAACGCTAAGATGACTGCACTTACAGCCGCAGTGCCATACGCTGCACTCGATACCATCCCTGAGTTTGTCGTAGGTGCTAAGCTTTTTGGTGGGTTGCGTGCAGGATCAAAGGGCGGACGCTTGCGTCGTGGTGCTAAAGGTGCAGGAGTAGGTGCTGTCTTAGAAGGCACTACTGAAGCAGGCCAAGAAGGCATTATTATGGGTGCAACTAGCGCCTACACTGGACGCGAGTATGAAAGCGATGAGGTACTTAATCGACTGGTCAACTCCTTTGCCGCAGGCGCAGCTATTGGTGGCACCATTGGTAGTGTTACCAATCTAAAAACCAATAAGCCAGCTGACCTACTACAAGGCACGGCTAATGAACAAGAAACACAACAGGATGAAGGCCCAGCGCAGACTGAAATGTTTGCAGAGGACACTGACTTTGGTACTGCTCCTGAGGTTGACCCAGATATAGCCGCACTACGCGCACAAGACGAGGCGCTAAGACAAGAGGTAGTGGCCGATCTTGAGTTGGATAGAGAAAATGAAGCTATTAGGCAGGAGATTGCAGGTGTGGCAAACATGCCACCAGCACCAGTCATCCCTGCACAACGAGAAGCTGAGATCCAAGAAGAAATAGGTCGCCGTGAGCGGGCAGAAGCCGACCGCCTAGACAGAACTATGGAGGCAGCGCAGCCTCTTTCTGACCGTACAGGTGGCGTGCAGCCTGACCAAGGTGATTTGTTTGCTCTTGATGGCCCTGCTTATACACCCCCACCGGCTCCACCGGCTCCACCAACTCCTCCACAGCCTGTGGATAACGTTGTGGAAAGTATTGAGCAAGTTGCACAACAGCAACCACAAGCACAGCCAAACTTGTTGCAGCAACGTATGCAAGAAGCAGCGGCAAGACAGCGTGAGCAAGAAGCACAAGCTGAAGCTCGCAGACAGGAAGATGAACGCATAGAACGGAATAACCGCGAAGTCGAAAACGCACTGGCTTTACAGCAGGCGCAAAACGAAATCGCGGCTTATGAGGCGGAGCAGGCTGGCGTGACGCAGCCCGAACTTCCTCCCGTGGCAGCTCCGGTACAGACGAATAATCTCCCTACTGTACCAGTTCCTCCTGCTCCGCCTCGCCAGTTAAACTTGTTCCGTGGCCAAGTAAAGCTACCAAGAATATCTAAAGCGGAACAAAAAGCTATCAACAAAGCTAATCGTCTACGCCGCAAGCAAGAGCAAGAAGCACAGAAGGCAGCTGAAGAAGCAGCACGCCCAATGACTCCAGCGGAAGCTCGTGCAGCAGGGCAAGGTATCCTACTTACACAGCGTGGCGAACCGTCAGTTGCTGCACTCAAGGCAGCGGGCACCGTAGCACCGACAACCACACCAGAACTTGTTCAGACAACACCTGCTGAAGAAGCCGTCGTTGCGCAGCAGCAAGAAATCAACAGGCTCCAGCAACAAGTACAGGAGCTTTCTGCAGCTCGTACAGAGGAAAGCAGTTCCGCCGCTGAGTATAAAACTACTAAACAAGAGGAGTTTGACGTTGCTGAGCGCGGAATGCCTGCGCGAGAGCTTATGGGTCAGTATTGGCAAAATCAATGGAACAACGCTAATTCTATCGCAGAGGTAGATAAAGTTCTTGCCGATATGAAGCAAGTCAGAGAAGAGGTAACACAAAATGTACAAGAGCAAAGCACAGAAAACGTGGATGGAAGCGAACAGGCCAGACCTAGCGAAGCAGTTCGAAGCGGAAACACCCAAGAACGCGCAGCTGCCGCAGTCGTTGAGTCCGAGAAGCGCCTCAGAGAAGCGGAGGATAGCAAGGCAGCTAGCCGCCCTGCGGAAACAGAAGCAGCCGTTCGGGAAGATAGCGGTCAACAAGGTGTACAGGAAGATAGCGTACAAGGGGGAACTCAGCTAGATCCAGACTCTGAGCAGGCCATCGCCGAAGAGCTAACCTATCAGTTTGATTTACAAGAAGCCATAGGGGAGCTACGTGGTATTGCTGTATCCCTGTTGGATTACGCATACTGGGCTGCTGCACCTAGTGGCACAAGTAACGCAGCAGATGACTACAGAGCTGCGCGGGCCACAGCTAAAGCCTATGTAGATAAAGCGTTTACAGACCCTGAGTATTTTACAGAAGCTCAACTAAAAATCTTAGACGAACAGTTTGTTAAGTTTGCTACATATGAAACGGACACCCGCTCGTCTACGCAACCGTGGTTTGAGTATGCTGCACGTCGTGGTCTTGTAGAAAGAATCGCTAATCCTGACCCAAAGAAAGGTATAAGGATTACAGGTGCGCCGTACGAAAAGATGAGCAAGGCAGCAGCCAAGGCTGCTAACGTATCTCCGGCCCGCAGTGAAGACACCACAAACCTTAACGAAGCAGCGACAGCAGCTGATGGCAAAGTTACTGGCGGCGGTAGGTATTTCAAGATCGACGACAACACCGAGATCACACAGCCTCTGGATAAGCTGCGTGTAACTGCTATCGCAAAGAACGCTATCCGTAAGCTGAAGACCAAGCCCACTGTGACCGTGGTCAAAGACCAAAACGATCTGCGTGAGAACCACCCAGAGCTATTCAAGCGGGCTATGGAGTCTCGTCCTAACGGCGACTTTGAGTTCACACCTGCTGGCGGTTTCTCTGTTGGCGATCAAGTCATTCTGTTCAGCGATAATATCAAGACCGAGAAGCAGGCTCGCTTCATCATTGCCCACGAAACTATGGGCCACTTTGGTCTGGGTGCTTTCTTAGGCAAACCGCAGCTAGAAACTGTGATGGATAACATCTATCAAGATGACTCTAGCGTACGAGTGAAAGCTGACCGCCGTATGGAAATGTACGGTGAAAGCAAAGCCGAAGCAGTTGAAGAAGTCATTGCCAATATGGCAGCTGACCTAGACGCACACCTTATCAAGCGGATCTGGTACGCCATCAAGGATGCTCTTGAGACTATGGGCATGGAGTTTGAGGATAGTCTTGCCAGGTATATGCTAAGACAATCACGCAGGAACTTGTTGCAGGGTGGTAGCGGCCTTGTAAGTATGCAAGAGCTTAGCAAAAACTTAGAAAGTTTAAGAACTGACAACACGTTGGGGCGGTTTAATGTTGTTGACGACACTGCAAATGCCGCATCACGGGCGCTTTCGTCACATGCCTACACCAAGCGTGCAGGCGATACAGGCGGACTGAAAGGTCTAGCACAGACATTCAAAAAGATTAAAGATGTAGAGAACATCCGCGACTTTAGTGTATGGCTTGGCTCACTGGCTGAAAACGTGCAGTCACTGGACAATGCAGCTACCAGAAGTGACGGCCTGCAGCAGGTGTTTAACATCTTCCAAGCTAGAGCCAACCGTTCACGCCGCCACCTCGCGACCTACGAGTCTATGACTTCGTACTCACATCAAGCGTTTAACGGGCCAACGAAAGAAGAACTAGAAAAAGCTGGCGAGCTTCTTGCCCATGCTGCACTACACAAGCAGGACATGATTACTGATGAGCAAATCAGAGACTTGTCAGTAGAAGTAGGCACTGATCAGAACGGCGATCCGATTAAGGTAAGCGATCTCGTGGTTATGGAGAACGGTGTAGCTGGCATCAACCGTGAGCTGTTTGAAGCAGCAGTAGCGGCAGGCAATGTTACACGCGAACAGTTTGCTCAGGGACTTGCTGTTACTCTGGGCGACCAAGACCAGAAAGTATTTGCTACTCAAACCTATACACCAGCAGAAGCTATCACAGATAACGAGTGGCGCATCTACACCGAGCAACGCAAAGCAGTAAATCAAGCAGCACTGGATGTTGTTCGGTCTACAGTAGAGGGTGCAATCGCACAGAAAGATGCCACAATCAGCGGGTTCAAGAAAGCATACCGCATGTCAGACGCAGACACACAAGTCATGCGGCAGGTCATGGATCGGTATGTAGAGCTGTACCAGAAAGATGCACGCCAAGAAGGTGGAGCGTTCCAGTACAAAACCGAATCCGTAGAGAATGCAAGAGACTTCCTAAGAGAAATCAATCGTGCGCTATTTGTAAAAGACAAAGTGCAAGACTTCAAGCAAAGCAAAGGCGACGCAGCCAAGTTCCAAGGCCCAGAGTTCCAAGGTATCATTGATGGCCTGGATTCGCTGTCCGACAAAAACTACACACAGAGCCAAGCTAACCGCATTACATCAGCTATTGGTAACTTGTACCTGCTGGATGTTCAGGTAGCTAACGCACAGTTTAACGCCAAGCGTACGATTATGACATCGTATGTACCATTTACTCGCCGTGGCGATCATCAGATCCGCCTTGCTGCTTTCAATGAGAATGGCGATATAGTTCAGCTAGATGAAGTTTGGAAAACTGTACTGCCATACTACCAAGCACAGGGTCGCGCTGATGCCAGAGAGATTGCAGCAAACTTAGACTCTGAGTTTAGCGACAGAGAGTTCAAGATTATGGACGCCAACGGGGTTGAGCAAACCGTAACCTTCCGAGCTGTGGCGGAGAAGTCTCGTAAAGGCTCAGTTCTAGGGCAGCAATTTAGTCTCAATGACTTCGTCAATACATTGGCTCGTCTTGATGTGAACATAAACCCACAAGAACGTGAACGTATTGTGGAAGCTCTGACAGCGCAGACTCAACGTGCTCGTAGAAGTTTGCAGAGAGCAGGTGTTAGAGGGTGGGATCGTGATGTCATCCGTAGCACCTCAGAATATCTTGAGATGCAGGGCCACATTGCAGGTCAGGCTTTCTATCGCCACCGTCTCAATAACATCATGCTTACAGACAGCTTCTGGCGCGGTGACTACAAGCGAGTACAAGACTTGTTTGCTGAGACTCAACGAACAGACTTGTCTCCTGAAAAGCTACGTCAAGCGCAGACTGAGTACGATAAGTATGCCTACATGTATCAGTACATGGCAGGTGATGGTATGCCACAGGCTGTTAACCGCAAAACTGGCAAGCCCATGAAGAACCTCGGCAGAGGTGAAGACTACAGAGGCACAGCACTCGGATTACAGCAGTGGTTTGCGGACGCCGCCAACATCAACAACTCAACTGAGGACTTGTTGTCAGGCGAGACAGGTTCACAGATTAAGATGTGGACAGTTATCGCTCAGCTTGGCGGTAACTTAGCTACAGCCTTTATCAACATGGCTTCGATGGCCACTCACAGCATCCCATACCTCGGCACATACAACGAGGCTAGAGGCTTCGGTGGCGGATTCGGTTTGCGTAAGTCAGCGTTTGAGATCCAACGTGCGGCTTTCCAGATGGGTCGCCCTGCTATGGCAGACTTCACCAAGCTCAGAGACCTCATCAATGACGAGGCGGCTCTGCGTAAGGCAGGTCTGACTAGAGATGAAGCTATCTTCCTGACAGACGCCACACAAGAAGGTGTTCTACAGGCGGCACAAGCCAATGCTCTGGTCGGTACGGCTAGAGGCGGTATCCACAGCAACAAGCTACAGGCAGGTATCAAACTGTGGATGGGAGCGTTCTCTTATACTGAGCAACTTAACCGTAGATCGACAGCACTGGCGGCTTTCCGTCTGCACAAGCAACGTGCGGTAGCAGGTTCTCCTGAGTTCACAGCCCTACAACAGAAGCGCAACAAGACTCCAGAGGAGACAGAACAGCTTCAGCAAATGGAAGCTAAGATGAACGCTGATGCCACTGAGTTCGCGCGTACAGCGGTGAACACATCACAGGGTGAGTACGGTATGTTTAACCGCCCTGAGATGGCTCGTGGTAACATCGGTCAATACCTGTTTATCTATAAGCAGTTCTCTATCATCACCATCCAGATGATGAAAGGACTCAGCCCTAAGGGTCGAATCGCGTTTGTCTCTATGCTCCTGCTTGCATCTGGCCTCAAAGGTATGCCATTCGCAGATGACTTGGCAGACTTGATTGATACGCTCTTGCAGTTCTTCGGAATTAAGAAGGCAAGCGTAGAGCAATATCTTGTGGAGACAATCGGTGAGTTCGCACCTGACATGCCATTCGACATCAACCTGACTAACATCGCAATGCGTGGTGTCCTTGATCAGATCATGGCAGGTACATTCTCAACACGTTTGGGTATGGGTGATCTTATCCCTCTGACTGGCGCATTCAAAGCAGGTGCTGATACAGGCCGTGAGATTACTAACTTCTTCGGGCCAGTCTACTCAGGAATTGAAGGCGCAATAGTTACAGCAGGTAACTTTGCTAGATACGGAGCGCAAACAGTCGGGCTAAGAGATGCTACTATGACATTCCCTGAAGTACTGCGTGACGCACCAGTGGCAGGTATCAGAGCTTTGACAGACGCTTACACTTACTACGACTCAGGTGTCATCACTAATGCACAAGGTAAGGTGATTGATCCGTCAGCTAGCACTGCGGACATCCTGTTCAGAGCCGCAGGGTTCTACCCATCTATTGCTACCAAAGAGAATGATGCTGTACGTCTGACTAAACAGATGGCCGCTTACGCAAAGCAACTGCACGCAGGGTATAAGGATGCCTACGTCAAAGCCTATATAGAGAAAGACTTCTCTCGTATGCTAGACGTCCGCCAGATGGTTATGGAGTGGAACCTGATTCACCGTGGTACAGAGTTTGAATTGACAGACTTTAGGCAGAAAGCTGATAGAGCCGCTAAAGCCGCCTCAATGCCAACTGCTCAACGCTACCTCAAGACTGCGCCTAAGAACGTGCGTGAAGGTATGCGTGAACTGTTGGACATCTACGGATTGAATGACGAGAAACTCTAGTCTGTAACAATTTGTAACTGTCCGTAAGCCAAGTCGTCAGCTGTTACATCTGCGTTCTCAAGCAAGCTCTGGAAACGAGGGTGCGTCAGGTTAAAGCCGATGACATAGGATTGTGCCAGTTTGATTGGTGTGTCCTTGCCAAGTGAAGCCTTCTCTGACTTTGGTGTAGCAATCGCGTTCTCCACAGCAAGTTCCTGTTTGAATGACTTGTAGTCAGCTCCCCGCACAGACAACCATTTGCGGAAGTGAGTGCGGTCAATCATCATAGTACCCTTATCGAATGGGTCAGCCGCAGACTTACGGAACACATCAAGACGAACACGAACATCCCCTCGTGGCATACGTCCATAGTCAGGCTGTGGTTTCTGACCTGCTGTGTGCATCACTGTTACCTGTGCATCTGCACTGTCAGCCATATACTCAGCGATAAGGTCAAAGCAATCAACTTGGTTCTCTTGCACTGTCCTACGGATAGCACCAATCTGTGACAGTACCCACTCGGTTGCTTGGCGATAGTCAAACTGTAGCAGGTTCCATTCACTTGCCAGTTTCATACCTAAGTCTGCAAGCACAATAGCCTGTTCCCAATAACGCTCCTCGCCACTAAAGCGAGACTTGTATCGCTTCTGGAATGTATCTGATGCCTCTGCGATTGCCGCCTGTATACCGTCCTCGCCCATCTCTAGCAGGTTCTTGATGAAGATCCGCCCTGCGTGGCCATAGTTAGCGTGGATAGCTTCGTATATCTTACGCCCTGCTTCTGAGTTTCGTATGAATATAGGACTCTGCGGCACAGTAATCTCTAACATACGAGCCATCTGTGCGTCTGTGTCTAAACCGGATGCAATCAGCTTACTTTGTAGAGACTTGTTGGTGGATACCACGACTGGTGTAGCCCATGTCTTAGCATCACGTTCTTCTGCATTACGATTAAGACGAGCCTTGTCTCGGCCTTGTGTCACCCAATAACAGAAGTCACCGACTTCTTTATCGTTCATCATAGTGACTTCGTCTATCGTCAGCGGAAGGTTAGCGTATGTGCCAAGTCGTGCGAACAAGCTGTTCTGTGTGTACTTAGCCGCAAAGTGTAGCTTGTCAGGGTTGCCGTATATCGACTGCGCCCAGTACTGAGCCAGTGTTTTACCACCGCCTGTGGCCCCATACAAAGATACTGTCAGACCTTTGAGTCCAGTGAAGTTATATAAAGGCGCAGACAAAGCCACGCCTAGTGTAAACATATGAGCTTTTAGATCAGCCTTCTCCATAATAGAGGTGAGGTTAGACCACCCCTCTAGTGTACCTTTTGTCTGGTACAATTCTCCCCCTTGGCGTTGCACACCAGAGGATAATTTAACTGCTTCTTCTGACACCAGTCCATTAGCGTCACGCTTAATAACTGTGTCGCCTAGAACAAATGCCGTGTTGTTTTCTTTCCAACCCATTGTTGAATAGAGGTTAGTCATGGCACGGATTTGTCTAAGCTCTTCCATGTATGACCGCATCATAAGTTGAAAGTACTCCGTTTGCCGTTTGTTATATAGGACAATACCTTGGTCTGCGATTGCCGTTGCAAACTCTCGACTGCCCTCTGCTAAGTACGCTTGTCTCAGTGTAATCTCTTGCCACCCCATGTGCGGCCTGTTCCAATGAAAGCGAACTGTCTCGTATCCCAGTGACTCATCATAGCCGTAGCCCACTGGATAAATGTCGAACTTACATACATCAATATCTGTATCGTCTATCGTAACTTTGATGCCATCAGCTGTGCGCTTGAATGGCTTCGGCATAGGTATAGAGTTAGCGACTTTATCTAGTGCCTCTTGTGGAATAGCCACCTCTTGATACTGCACCCCAAGTCTGGCAGGTGAACCGATTTTGCCTTTGAACTTACAGCCTCTACAGCCATTCGGCCTGTCTGCTTCAAACTTCGCGCATGTCGTTGGCCCTGTCGTGGACTGCTTCCAGTGAGCGAGTTTCCGTAAGGTTGCCCTTTCATCATATGACGGATGTTTATTGCTCCACTCCTTTGCTGTTTCCTCAGGGTCAATACAGTGTGCCGCTACGCCTATGATGTCGTACCATAGTGGCTCATCTACATCACCTTGGTTAGCTATAGCCCACTCAATCTGCTTACACTTGCTTGCTACTACAGAGCCTACAGCAGGTGGAAACTCTTGCTTTACTGCTAAACTACTCAGCAACGTGTTGTCACGAGTGTGATCTATAGCGCTGCCAGGGGATGCTTTGAAGTAATAACTTAGACAATCCCTCAGAGTCTGAACGTCCACAGGGTCAGCATCAACGAGCATCTTTACTTCGTTGCCGCCCTTCGTGTTCGTAGTTCCTACAGGCCGCAGTACTCTTGCACTGTCAGCAGGTACAGCAGGGTCAACCTCAAAGCCCTTTGCGACACAGGCTTCCTTCATAGCCTCTGCCAGTGGCTTCCAATCATCAGGCTCTAGCTCTTTGGTCAGCACCCAGTACACATGCAGACCGTTGCCTGAATGAATGATAAGTGGTTTGGGCAAGCGCATCTCAGATACAAACTTACCAAGAGCTTGTAGCCCTTCTTTCCATGTGGGGAATGGTTTACCGTCGCCACAGTCCACATCTACAGCTATCAGCTTAGTAGCTCGTACATTGTCTTGCTTTCTGTTGCCCTTATTTCCGAAAGCAGACACAGCGAAATAGACGTTCTTGTCTGGTTGTGACGTTGATAACCTCTTACAGGCTTGTGCGAGTTCCTCTACCGTATCAAAAAAGCCTTGTTGTACTTTACCTTCAGGGCTTATTAGAGTTGTTACATAGTACCCTTCAGACGGTAGGACTCGCTGTAAAAAACTCAGCGTATCCATCATTGTTACCTTCACAGTTACGGAAGGGGCTTGCGCCCCTCCCTTTTACCTTAGTCCTGTTTGTCCAAAATCTCAAGAAGCCTTTGGAAACGATCCTTCTGATCAAGGGCTATGACCTCTGGTTGAGGCCACCCTTCTGACAGCATGGCTAGCATCTGCCTCAATACTTCACGGACTTTCTCATCGTTCTTTTTACGGATAGCTTTGCCCTTTACCCATCCGTAATAAGTCATCCGTGACACATCAAGTAGTTGTGCCATGTTACCAGTGGTCAGTAGCATGTGTTTCCGCAGAGCTTCCACTTTCGTGAAGTCAAGCGGTGGCACATTAGTCATCAGCTACATCTCCCACCAGTGCGGCAATCTCAGCCGCCAAGTCATCAGCTTGACCGTTGGCTACAGGTGCGGCCTTAGGTTCTTCAGCTACCTTCGGTGCAGGTGTAGGCTCAGCGGCCTTCTTTGCACCAAACCCTTTTACAGGAGCAGGTTTCTCTGCGACTGACTCAGGTGCAGGTGCAGGAGCAACAGGCTCAGGCTTGCTTTCAACTGCCGGTACTTCGACAGGCTTACTCGCAGCAGCAAGTTCTCCTGTGATTTCCTTAACTTGGTCTGTCCCGAACAGCTTATCGACAGCAGTTTGTGTCTGCTCATCGTTGAAGCCACCAAAGGCAAACATCAACTTCGGAAAAGAAGCACTGGTATCAAACGAGACTTTAGTACGCACAATCTCTGGCGCAATGCCACGGACTGACAGTTCCTTTTGGTATTGGTTCAGCCCCTTCAATGCGGCAGGTGTAACTGACAGCAGATACACAGCACCCTCAGGGTCATCAGCCGCTACGATTGCAAGCCGCTTCTGGTCAGAGCAAGCCTTCACTTGTTGTCCATTAGGTGTCACCTTGGAACCCCATGCGTTGTGAGGGCATGAAGCACACAGATCATTCTGCGGATCTTCTACAGCAGAGTGAGGGCTAACACCATCAAGTGAGTAGCAATCAGGGCCAGTAGCCTCAACATCTGGATTCCACTCTTTCGCATACCATGTCTTAGATAGTCGTGGGTTAGCCCCGACAATCACAGCTTCAAGGGTATTGCTATCAAGCACAGTCTCAGTCTTGCCTTCGACAATACGGAAACGTGAGCCTTTGATTGAAATACGAGGATAAGCATCCTCAGTAGTTGCCATGCCTCCTGACAGCGATGCGGCAAGCGCAGATGGTTTGCCAACTTTATCCGCCAGATGGGCAGGAACTTGAATGTTTGCAGGTATAATATCGTTCATTGTCATCTCCTAGTCTTCGACTTTTGCAACAGGTTTACGGACGTTTACATCAATGCGTGTTCCGTAATTCACGCCTGACGGTACAGTTTTATTCTGTTCGATGTAGCCCCGAACAGCGTTCTTACTGACACGTTTCTCTAACATGTCATATGCTTCGTTCTCCTTGACAAAGGATAGAACAGCATCCCAATCGGCTACGTTTGCGTAGTCATTGGTTGTGACAAAGGCAGTGCCGTGTGCTGTCTTGAAAGACGTTACTCCCTCGGCATCAGCTTTTGTCTTAATCCACGCTTCAAGTTTCGCCATCTTGTCCTTGAGTTCTTTAACTTGGTCTTTGATCTCAGCTTCAAGAGCTTCCTTCTTATTGCGATACTTGAGGTACGCTTCTATTACTTGGTCTACAGTCATATCGTTACCTCGTTTCTTGTTGTATCAAATCCAGTAACAAGCCTTGTAGTTTCTGCTTGTTCTTGAGCCGTTCATACATACGGTACTCAACTTCTGTACCTTCTATATGCACAACATTTGACACATGTTTTTTACCAATGCGCTCTATCCGACCATTCGCCTGAACGTATTGTTCGTTGCTTGTTACTGGCCCATACCAGACAACCGTAGATGCGGCAGTCAAGGTTAGCCCATGAGCCATAGTCGCAGGGTGCGCTATCAACACATGTGGTTCTTTGCCATTCTGAAAGTTATGGAATATCTCGTTGCGTTGCTTGGCAGATACCTCGCCATTCACTACACCGACAGACCAATGCTTTCCTAGCTCTCGCTCCAACATGCGTAACGTGCCTGTTAGTGGCACGAATATAATTACTTTCTGTCCTACTTCATCTATTACCTCCTTCACAGCGTTTACTCTTGGGGAACAATCAAGTTCTATGTTGCGGCCATCATCCCCATAGGCCACACCACATGCTATCTGAACAAGTTTCTGTAACTTGACCGCTTCGTTTACAGCGGTGATAGTTCCTTCCTCCGCCATCTCGGTTACAAAATGACGTAGCATCTTTGTGTAGTGTTCCTTCTGCTCCTTGGTCATCTCGACCTTGCGTGTCTGGAACACTGTATCTGGTAAGTCAAAGCACTCATCCCTTGTGTACCTGACAGCAGGTTGCAGGATATGTTTGACAGTATCCACTGACTCTGGTCTTGGTATCCACTTCCACTGTCCAATCTTCATCATCACCTGTTCTCTGAACGCAGTGTATGTCTTGGTACAGAACGGACTATCTACTAGCTTTGCTAATGCCCAAGCATCTGTCGGATCATTCGGCGTGGGTGTACCTGTCATCAGCCACAAACGTGTTGTGGTGTTCTTTGCCATCCACCTCCTCAAGATCTTGAATCTGTTTGTAGATGGATTGCGGTAAACAGCGGCCTCGTCAACCACCACTAAGTCAAACATACCAAGGGCTTCCTCTGCTATGATTGGAAAACCATCGTGGTTGATGATAAAAAAGTCAGCATCTACATGTAGTAGCTTCTTACGTTTAGCCGCAGTGCCATGTAAGGTTACATGCTTACGCTCAGGGAAGCCCATAAAGATACCGTCACCCCATACACGTTCAAGTGTGGATAACGGGGATATAATTAAGACCTTCTTAACAGAACCTGTTTTCATAAGGTAGTCAGCCGCCCACAGTGCAGACTGTGTCTTACCAGTTCCAATCTCATTAAGCACCAATGCCCTCTGGTTCATAGTCAAGAACGCAGATGTCATCTTCTGATGCTCGTATGGTGTGAACCTGCCTACCCAATCATAATAATAAAGTATAGGCGCAGGTGCTTGGATGCCTAGGTTACGCAGAACCTTGACCTCATCCTGTCGGTGCGGTGTCACAACCAAGTTCTTACCCTTGAAGTTAAGAACCTTCGCAGTTGGTATTGTGTCTAGCACTCTGTTTGGATTAGTAAGGTTAAGTGCCAAAGCCTTTGCTTGCTCTACCACTAACATTCTAAGTCCACCCATCGTGTGTCAAGTTGTTCGTGTATGTATTGACGAACCTCCTCGATAGTGGCGTCATCATACACAAGAAAGCATTTGCCCCCTGCCATCTCTATCTCCTTCATACATTTGATTTGTAGGGCGGTTGGCTTCTTAGTTTTGTCAGCCTTACATTCCATTCCTACAAACCGTCCACTTACAATAGCTACCTTGTCTGGGATACCCGACCTTCCAAAAGGCCCTGCCTGTGGGTTGTAATACCAGACACCTTCTTCCTTCAACATCTTGTCAAGTTTACGTTTAATCTTTCCTTCAGGTGTAGATGCCATAAGATTACATACTTGTCAAGTTAAATTTGTGCGTACTCACACATATTTTGTGCGGGGCAGAACCTACATAAACCACTTGGTTTAGCAGGCCAGTTCTCTGTCTCCGCAGATTTGTAGATACGGTCTATCCTAGCTAGTAGGTTTTGCCACATCTCAGCAGACTGGTCTCGACTAAATTCTTCCGAGTCCATCTTCATCTCTTTGAGCCAGACAAACGTGGTCTTTATGTTTACGACCTCAGGGAAATGCTTCCACACTTGTAGTGCGAACATCTCAAGCTGTGTAAAATCTGGCCTACGCTTACCTGTTTTCCAATCAAGTACGATTGCTGTGTCCTCTTTCAGTATCAGTACATCAAGTATGGATCTCAGCCATGCGTCATCCGCAAACCAACTTGTTGGTGTAAGGTCTTCCGTCAGTGTCAGCTGTCGTTCAGCGTGTAACTCTCCGCCCCTTGCCATACCCTCTATGGTCTGACATAGCACTTCGTACTTCTCGACCTCAGGCGGCAGGACTGTGTTGTTCACTAACCTCTGCTCTAAGTATTCGTGGATACGCTCGCCATACTTGCTTGCTTCGCCACCTTTATCCTGCACTTCTTTCGTTACTCGTTGGTGATAGTAACGTTTCGGGCAGTTCTCATACAGCTTGATAGCCGAGAATGAATGCGCTAACTGCATATAAACTCCATAGGGTTGCACCGTGAAGGCGGTATTCGCCACCCACGGTAAAGTTTACTTAGCATCACTATAGTTATACCCCACGCCTGACTCGCAAGCAACAGGTAAATCCTTTGCCCAGCGCGGAGGAGTAGACATTCTCTTCTCAACAAGTTGCTGTGCGTGTGACTTATCCTCTTCCGCGGCAGTGATGATTACTTCGTCATGTACCTGAAAGGCAACGTGGTATGACTGACCGATTGATGCCATCTGTTCAGCCACCACAATCCTAGCTAGTGCTTGGACTATGTTCTCTGTGACCTTCCCACCATAGATGCGTGTCCAGTCAACGGTTATCTGTTCGCCCGATGTCACTCGTGCCTTCGCTAGTTTGCGATAGGTTCGTGCGTCTGCGATATATTCAAAGCCATCTGGTGTCTGACGCAGAGCGTTGTACTGGATGCGTAGTCCGTTGGGTAGGACGATACCGTTACTGTCGAATGGTAGTAAGTCAGTGATGTTCCCACTGCCACCTGCCACCATAGTAGTAAGAGCATGACCACACTTGTTCCACAGGGATACAATCTTGTGGTTCTTCTGTCGATACAACCTGACAATACGTTGTGCTTCGTTCTCGTCAATGTCTACCGCTATTCCCCCCTGCCCAAGCGCAAGCGTGTTACGAAATTTAACATGACCCATACCGTAACCTAACCCTAGAATACAGGTCTTGCCGACAAAGCGTTCAATCTTGTCAGCCTTAGTCACCTTCTTACCGTAGACTTCAGAGGCAAACTCACTGTACACATCACGGCCTTCTCTAAATGCCTGTACAAGATCCTCTTGTCCTGCAATGTAAGCGACCATCCTCGCTTCTATCTGCGATGAGTCACAGGCTACAAGCACCTCTCCAAGTGGGGCGGTCAACGCCTCTCTGATAGCACCGTTGCGTGGTAGGTTCTGTAAGTTCAGCTTATCACCGCCACTAAACCTACCTGTATGTGCGCCATAGTAGTTGAGCATGATAGGTAATGCGCCTCGCTCGGCCACCTTCATCAAGTTCTCTGTGCGTGTCTCTTCGATTGTGGATTTAGTACCTAGCCTTGCCGCCACTAAGTTCTGGACTCTTGGGTCTGGATGTTCAAGTAGGGCTGTAAACTCTTTGTCTGTCTTGGCAAAAGCGTATGTCTCTTTACCTGTACGCAGACTGGTTTTCATTGGTGGTTCTACACCTACCGTAGACAACAGCTTAGAGAATATCTGGTTAGACATAAGGGCTTTCTTCACCTTGTCCTCACTCAATCCTTTCAGAGCCAAGTCGTCTATCAGTTTGCGCTTGTCTGCCTTCACCTTTTCCAAGTGACGCTCAAGCACATCAGTGTCGAGTTGGATTACAGGTTGCGTGTACATCCGTATCGTCTGGTCAATGACCATCAGCTCCGATACAGGAAACCCCTCTTTCAATTTTTGGAATAGTTGGTATGTCAGTTCAACATCGTTGACACAGTAGGACGCATACCTGTCAAGTTCTTCTGGTGTGAAGTCCTTCAAGTGACGGCCCAGATTGTTGAACACTTCATCACCCTTCTGCCCCAAGCCATAGTGTGCAGTCAGGTTCTTGAGCGACCCACCTACCGTGGCATTGTGTAGGGGTCTTGCCATAGACAGAGTATCTAACCAAAACCTAGGCTTGATACCGTAGTGCCATGACAAGATAGCCCCATCAAATGCGGCATTGTGAGCAAGTATCGCCTTGTCAGAATAGTCTAACGAGTTGAGAAACTTGCCCACATTGTCACCGCTATACCAGTCGGTAGGGAAATCGTTCACCTTGACGCATACACCAATCACCTCAAAGCGAGGGTCACGAACATAAGCCTCCGTTGTCATCTTCGACAATGAGTACTCACGGTCATAGTAGGTTTCAAAGTCAATGGTAACGATGTCCATGATTAGCTTTCCTTAACTACTTCGCTAGCTAAAGCTACATAACCACAAGTATCGACGTAGTTATCTGAGTTATCAGGACTGCTTTTTACCCTAGCAATCTTGAGCAACGCCATCATCATAGGTACATCATGAGCAGAAAACTCTACCCCTTTATAAGCAGACCACAGTTCAGCAGTAGTCTTTGCGTTATCTGCAAAGTCACCATGCTGTTCTTCACGCACTTCTTCTACCAAACTAGTAGCAACGTACAACGTCTTGCTACGAGTGCGCTTATGCGGATGCTCATTCTGAGTAACCTCGGCTTCAATAACTTCCTTTGGCGTACCTATCTTCTGCATCAGCTTATAGGTATACCCATACGAAACACCAGTAGCTTTGGATACTTCCTTTGGACTGGCGAGTTTATTCTTGAGAAGGTATGCCCACACCTTCTCTGCTTTAGTCTTTTTCTTACGAGCCATTCTCGTTCTCCTCAAAGTTACTCTCCTGTAAAGTATACAATGCCACGCCTTTACCGCAGTGTAAAGAGTATTCATTAGCTACACTTACTGCTTGAGCCGCATTAGCCCCCATAGCAAGTGCGCCCATTGCGTATTCTTTACCCTCACCGAAAGCCATTGGTGCTTGTAATCTCACAGGTGAGAAGGTTGCTTTACTTTCATGACCATGAAAGCCTTCATAGACACACAGCCCTTGTTCATCGACAACGATTAGCTGTGCCATAGATGGGGCTATATCCAAGTGCATTCGGTGTTCCCAATCATAACCTCCTGCAAACCAGTCTCTCAACTGGATGATATATCCCAACATACCAACGCCTGAGACTATACAAACTTTCTTAGTGTCAGGGTGGGTAATATACCAAGCCTTCTCTGCCTCCCATTTCATAGAGCCATCGTTAGCCTGTTGATCAGTGGCAAGCGACTTACCATCCCATACAATTACTGTCATTCTTTCTCCTTCCAATTAACATTAAAATGTAGCCATCCCCTGAAGGGATACCAAAGCATCACGTTGTTATAAAACTTACACTCTCGGTTCACACATTGCCGCACACTAATTGGCTTGATGTGTTTGAAAGGGCCTTTGCCCCAGTGGGTATGTCGGGTCATTACTCCGCACTCAAAACAACTTGGTGATGATGCTTTGGTAATCTTCAATTAGCCCTCCGCAAATACACCGAAACGTCTACGCAGTTCGATGCTCTGGTTGTTACACACATAATCAAGAGCCTTGAGTACATCTTTACCTTTTGGCTTGCTAGACATGTAGTATCCTGTACTTGTGGTCTGTGCTAGCCCCTTGAGCAACTCAGGTGGAAACTCGTTGTCACGAATAGAACTCTCAAGCAAGTCCATCCACTGCTTTGATTCCCACTGTGGTTGTTGCCAATGCCATTGGTTCTTCTCAGCCTGACGCTCAGCCCACATCTCATCAATGATGCCATCGAAAGCATGGACTCTGACACGAGCCTTGATACCACGTTTGAAGGTAGCCAATGCCCTGCGCCATTGCTTACGCTCCTCTGGCTTCTCGACTAGCTTTACATCTGCTTTGGGATTGAGACACTCACCGTTCACAATGTCGAACTGAATACCTTCAAAGTAATAGGCTTGTTCACGCATCGCAGGGTTGTAGTATCGGTAAGTAGAGTACCAGTGATTTTCGACTTTCGCGTCATCCTCAATCTCTAACTCTTTCATGCGCTTGAGTACAGGCTGAGTACCTGCGATACGATACAGCCCTTTACGGTGTCGCATAGTAGTGAAGGGTAGCCAACGGTGTAGGGCAGAGACTACTGTCTGTGCATAAGACTGCCACACCTCTGGCGGTGCGACAAACGTCAACGTGTTGTCAGGTGACAGTCGGCATAAGTCGTTCGTGCCATAGCCTGTAATCTTGAACAGGTAATCATCGCCATCACGGAACATACGAAGCCAACCTGTAATGGGCTTGCCCTTGTGTGGCGTACGCACCCTTGACCAGAGTGCATCCGCTTGTTGATAATTTAGAATGGTTCTATCCTGTGGTTCTAACCAACTCATTGCTTTTCCTCCTTGTTATATTCATCTTTGAAACTGCCAGATAAGGTAAAGTCCGTGTCATCTTTCAGCATTTCTTGTAGCTTGCTGACTGGCACAAGCCTTGCCTTCCACATGTAACTATCAATCGCTCTATCAAACGCAGTAGAGTAGTCATCAAGTTTATCAGCAACCTGCTTTTCCACATTGTCATAAAGCACATGCATCATCTGCTCCATGTCTACTGGTCTGCGATTGATTTGCTTGAGGTGTTCTGCAAGTGTGCTATCTACCTCTCGCATTTCGTCTTTATGCTTCTGCATTTGCTCGTGCATCACAGACATAAAGTGTCTAGTAGAGCGTTGCAGTTCATCGACTTGACGCTCCAACTTATTTATCCTTTCTAACTCGTTCATAGTTACCTCGTCAGTTTGTTTAGGGTTACAGCAGCAGTCATACTGTTAAGGTCAACGTCTAGCTCGACCTCAGCTTTCTTACGTTCGACTACCTTCTTGTGACGTTCCTTAGCTTCCTCTGGAACCAAGTCCCAAAGGGCAGGGAAAGCCTTGAGTGCAGGGGCAAGGGTAGAGTATGTCTCCATCAGCTTGTTGATACCCTCAAGAAACTTCTCTTGCTTAGCCTCTTGTTCGAATATCTTACGGACATACTCTTTGAACTCAGGGATTAGCCATGACCAACGGCTGTCATTGTAGTCAGCTTTGTTTGACCGCCACTCTGACTTGAAGCCTGTAGTCTCTGGATGAAAGTTGTGAGGCCACGGCATAGCCTTGCTGAACTCTAGCCGTACCTCATCACACTCATAAGCGTTGCGTTTGTATTCAGCAGTTTGGAATACATCTTCTGGTGCGTTGAAGAACCCTGCAAAGTTTATGCTCGACTCTTTCTTCATTGCGTAGTCAGGCAATGCGTTGAACTTTGCAATCACATCAGCAGGGAAAAAGGACTGATAAAGTTTATCAGCCCAGTGTGCAGGTACATCCGCCTTAGCCTTGTCGATGCTCTCCTTGAACATCGCTCTCGCATTGTTGCGAATGTTATCTTTAAGTTGATCAGAAAATCTTACAGTAGCCATGTCTTATACCTCCATCATTACTACTTCACCGAATGGTGCTTCATTGTCGTGTGTGGATACCCACAGCACAGGATATTCTGGTGCATCACCGAAGTCGTTACAGCACAGGTCAGTTAGAAATACACAAGCGACAGGATTGATGTCGTTGTCTCTCATGTATTGAAACACTGGACTGAAAGCTGTACCGCCACCGCCATGCGGCTTGATAACTGGTGCTTCACCTTGTTCGAACACATCGTAGTGACATACTTCTGAATCGAAGTAGATGATGTGTAGTTTGGATGGGTGATGGTCTTGCTGAACCTTGAGTATCTCTGCCGCATACTGGTCAATCTCTTCTTGCCCGATTGAACCTGAGCAGTCGATAGCAAACGCCATCTCACCCAATGCCTCGCCTGTGATACTTGGCAGATACATACCTTGCTGTATAAACCTGCGGTTAGGTCTGGCAAATGAACGGTCATCAGTCTTGTGCTTGACAATGAACCGCTGAAGTATATCCGCCCAATAGACTTTGGGTTGCAGGATGTTTTCGACAAGACGTTCAAGTCCTGCACTCATCTTGCCCATCATCTTGGCGGCTTGTGCGGCTTGAGCAACCTTGACCTTCCACTCTGCGGCCTGTTGCTCTAGCTCGGCAGGTGAACCCTCGCCATCCTGACAATCATCAAGCGGGTCATCCTGCCCCTCTGGTGTGTCTGGCAAGATGTTGTAGATACCATCACTGGTTCCGTTACCTGCATTGTAAATGTCATCACTGAGCAGACCGACATCAGGCATCTTGCCGATGTGTTCATCAGTCAGCAACTTGTTGATGACATAATCAGCCGCTTGATTCCACTTACGAGGGTCACGGCTTTGTCTGCGAAAGTTATGCTCCAACATAGGGTGCATACATTCGTGAGCGATGAGGAACTTTAGCTCCTCATCATTCAACGACTCGCAGAACTCAGGGTTGAATAGCACCTGCTTGCCGTTAGTAGCGGCAGTAGGTACGTCCTCGCTCAGTTTGAATGGCATGTTCATGGCGACATTGCCTATGAACGGATGCTCAAGCACAAGGGCAGTCTTGCCCTTGCTAAGTCGTTTGTTAAGATCCATTAGTTACCTCCCATGAAAGCGCCCATCTTGTCCATGATTGCCTTAGCTTCTGCGGCTTTATCACGGCGTAAGTCTGGGTCATTACGAAGTGCATCAGGATGATGCTGTGTGAGTGATTGCTCCACCTCAAGACGCATGGCCTCAAGGTTGGGGTCATCGGTGAAGTTCAACCGTGACAGGATTGAACATATCTCACGAGTGTTGCCGACCATTGTGTCTTTGAAGCCTTTAGCAGGGTCAGCAAGTGTCTCAGCCATGTGCTTGACACGCTCATGCAGTCGGCTCCAAGCCTCATTCATTGCGTTCTGAGCCGCGTCTTGAACTCGTGCTTCCACATCGGAAGTGATACGAGCAAGTTCCTCGTCTGCAATGTCAACTCGGAAGTCGCCACTTGGAACAGGCATGATGCCCATGTCTATACTGAACTTAGCCGCGACCTCATCCAACGTGGGATAGTCTGCGTCATTGTATAGGTGGCCAAGAAAGCGTTGAGCGTCATACTTGAGCGACTCATACTCAGTCTTGAACTGATTGACGAGCATCTGCCACTCATACTTTTCCTTGCGGAAGTCAGTCATGAAAGACAGATAGTTTGCACTAGGCAAGATTTGTGTACCGTCAATGCCCCACGGCAACGTGTTGGCGTAGTACTTCTTGCGGATAGCAGTTGTTTTCTGATGAACATTGTTAAGGTAATCGTTCATCGGAAGCAGAGACTTGTTGTATCTACCTGCTGAGTTTACCGCAGAGTTTGCAGAGGCCACCTGTTCGGTGGCTCTCTTGTCGTATTTACGAGCAGTCCACTGCGACACACGCAGTTGAACAAGTAATGCTTTGTCTGAAAGTTTCATAGTTACCTCCGTTTCTAGAACAAGACATCTTGATGGTTAATCGCCCACTTAGTGAACGCTTGAGTCGAAGCCAACTCTGGCTTCTTCCGTGCCGCATAGGACACAGATAAGACTGAGAACTCTGGCGGCATACGCTCTGCATAAGTGCAGACACGCTCAAAGTTACTCTCAGTTGCTCGCTCTGCGATTGCACCAGACAGTGCATACAGAGTAGCAGGGTCATCAGGAACATCCGCAGTAGTTGGATTCATGATGATATTGTCAGGGTTAGGTAGCTTACGATAGATGCGTACAAAGCCAACGAACTCTGCCGCCGCACCTTCACCAACAGCACCCTTGAAGCACTCGTACTCAGCCTCGGCACTAACGACACCAAGCACTGCACTGACACCCTCGACCCATGAACGTGGCGTTGGATTCTGGTCACGCTGAGGATCGAAATCATGTAGCAGGTTAGGACGGAATCGAAGGAACGCTACTACCTCGGTAGCAACATCGTTCTCAATCATCCACTTGGTTGAGTCATCAAGGTGAGTGTCAAGTTCGATGACAGTCTCACGGTTAGCGAGGTGAGATAGGATACGATTAGCACCTGCCCTGTCCTCTTGGCGGTTGCCAGTAGTGACGACCATCCAACCGTCTTTCATCTTGACGCCATGCAATGTCCTAGCCTGTTCGATATTGGCTAGCACTTTCTGCAAGTCATTACCTGCTTGGTTACGGTCATCGAAACAGATGATACCCTCGTCAGGTATATCGTCACGACCTACCGCAGGAAACCAATCGGGTAGCTTGTAAGCAAAGTTATCATCCCCAGTTGCCATGTCGGGAATACCGAAGTCCTCGACTAGCATGGTAGGCATGTGTTTCTCGATGTAGCCAATGGACAACTGCTGAGAAGCTGTTCTCACAAGGCTGGTCTTACCGCCACCTGGAGGGCCAACGATAGACAGTGGACGTTTGATAGGAAATAAATCCTTGATAGTTTGAAGAACTAATTCGGCTCGCATTATACAATCTCCCAATGAGCGTTGAATTTGTTATGGTCAGGGCCATAGGACACTTTCATGTCCTTGTTACGAATAGCCTTAGCGGCTTTTTTGCTACTGAAGAATAACGGCTTGCCATCATCGCCAGTAACGATTGCTCCACCCTTGATGTACCGAAGTACAAAGAGTTTCAGTGCGGACTTAGTCATGTGTTATACCCTCCCAGATTTGAGTGATGGTGATACAGGAGTTCGTCTCAGTCCAAAGAGACTCATCCCAAGTTTCACAGCCCAACAAGAAGTTGAGTGCTATGAAGGCGATAGCAAAACCTACCGTTACTGATAACAGTAGGCCGCCAATAATGTTGATCAGTCGAGCCATGTGAATAGCCCCCAATCAAAGTAGATGTCTAACATCGTCATCACGACAGACGAGACGACTCCGTATAGAACCCACATGAAGAGCGTTGACAATTTCATCGGACATTACCTCCCTTGTTATTGATACCCTTCAAATCCTCAGGATTAGTGAAGAGCATATAGTTAGACTTGTGCATCGGAGCGACAGTGAACACTCGCTCTCGTGCTAGCTTATCGCCACAGACTAGACATGTGTCATAGCCCAGAGCTGAACGGCGAGGATGAACCTCGCCGCCACAACGTACACACTCAACGAACGACATAGAGAAAACCTCTGTGTGATGCTGTCTTAGAGTGCCAGCTGTCAGGTTTGGCATACTCGTCTGGTGTAAGAGTCCAGACTAGAAAGCCGTTGGTAAACCAACCATAAACACCAGACTGAGTGCGTGACTTGTAAACTTGTTGCATGATAGACCTCGCTTGATAGAAACACAGAAAGGGAACGCCACAGAGTGACGCTCCCAGAGAGAAGTTTACAGGGTGACAATATTGTCATCCGCTTTCTTGATGTGTTTTACAGGCCCTGCAATAGTCACCTTAGGCTTGCCCCATTTGCCGACACCAAGAGTCGCTACATCACCTCGATCAATAGCATCCTTGACCTTGGATTGAGGAAGCGCCTTAGACTCACGGTCTAGTTCTTGGTTTACATTGGGGATATAGAAGTCCCAACGATTGAATGCCGCCTTAGGATTGGAATCACAGAACGCCATAGCAGACGCTACAAGTTCAGGGATATTGGAAGCATTATACTTCCCATCCTCAGCAGGTTGCAGATAGAGCAATCCAGTAGCTTTGTTGAATTGCAGATTGATATTACCTTCATAAGTTTTAGCCATGTGACTAACCTCCAGTTAAAAGTTACAATAAAACTCTCTAAGAGAGTCGCCCCGAAGGACAGCCCCAAACTTGACACGCTTTGCCCCAGATGTCAAGTTTGCCCCCCGTTTACAGACTGAATGGGGGTATATAGATTTCTCTAGAGTAGGCGGCGCCGTTTTCCGAAGTATCTACTAACAACAGATACTCAGAAGATGAGGTTAATCAAGGGGTTAGATGTCAAGTATCTAAACTATCTAGTGATTGTGGAATGATAAGACGCTACGCGCAAATTACAATATTGCAGGATATTTAAGTTTAGGAAAGGGTATATGTAAAAAAACTATATAATTTAGATAGTTTAGATAGTAATACTGTACATATGGCTCGGAATATATTGATTTCTATGGCCTTCCTATCAATATGTTGTATAGTTTCGCTATCTAAAACACAGGATATAGTGTAAACTTAAACGTAGATACTATAGATAGCTCTGATTCCTGGCTATAGAGTGTGCCGTAACCCCCCGAGCAATGGGTGTATATATATAAAATAACAGAAACTTGACACAAAAAGAGAGGGAGCCTTGCGACTCCCCCTTGGTCATTTGCCTATCAGTCTCCCGATACGTTTGGATTGCTTGGGTTTACACCTTATGATGATCGGTTTCGACATAGCATCATACCTGCGAACCAAGTAACTACCCCGATCAGTGTGATCAGTGCCCAGATTATTAGCTCGATGCCGACAATACTGTTGTCATACTCGATGGTGCCTACGCCTGCCATCATAAGAAAGAATCCAGCCATGCTGAATATTACTCCAAATACCTTCATAGTTTTCACTCCAGTTTGTTGAAAGGTAGCTGGGGCGATTGCCCGCCCCAGCTGTTAGGTGGCTCACTGTTCTGATATGTTTACCAAGTGTTTTGGTATCTTCACATCGTGGACAAGTGTTAGATATAAAGCTCGGGCAGCGCCCTCGGTTTTATACCAGCGGAAGTAAAGGGTTCCGTACTCAACCCAGTCGACGCGAAAACGTCTTAGCTTTTCTACTTTCATAGTTGCCTCCGGTAGAAGGGCTGGGGCTTGCGCCCCAGCCGGTTGAGTTACAGAGTAACGATGTTCTCGTTGCCCTTGGCGACAGGTGCGTCAGGGTTGACTAGGTCAAGCCTTGGCTTGCCCCACTTGCCAGCTTTGAGTACTGGCATGTGGCCCGCCTTCAACGCTTGCTCCATCTGCTTGGCGTTCAGGTTTTCGCCTTCGGCGAGTTCCTGATTGACGCCCTTGATGTAGAAGCTCCAGCGGTCAATCGACGCCTTGTGCTTTTTAGCGGCCTCGACCACCAGCTTTGCGACCTGAGCCGCTTCGCCTGCGGAATACTTTCCGCTGCTAGCCTTAGCAAGGCTGATTACACCTGTTTCTTTGTTCAAACGAACATCGAAACGCCCTTCAAAGATACGTGCGTTCATTGCACTTTCTCCTATACCCACATTGTCAAACAGCGTGGCGGATGTGGGCTTCCCCGCCCGCCGTCGTTGCCGTCATCAGCAACAACTACATACAAGCATAATTATACCAAGATGTAAAGTTACAGCATTTTGCCTAGGTTTTCTGCGCTGTCTAGCGCGTCGCTTTTCGCGTCGCATCATGCACGCGCACGCGCAAGGGAGGGGGGCACATGGATTATTTTTTGCAACCCCCCGCCTATATAAGTAAACCTCACATAACAAGACCCTAAAAAATGAAGATGTAAAGTTTTGAAAGTTTCTTGACAGTCCCGTAACTTACACCGTAGAGTCTGGGTATGGATACGTTACCGTTGAAACATACTAAGTGGTCTGACCGTCTTGCCTTTGACATGGCTTTGATGCTGGAAGGTAGCGGTGAGACTTTGGATGAAGTTAAAGATCGCCACAACATTACGGCGGAACAGTTGCTTGTGTTTAACAAGGACACTGTGTTTCTGAAGAAAGTCGAGTCCTATCGCGACGAAGTCCGCGAAAAGGGTATGACGTTCAAGCTTAAAGCCAGGGCACAGGCGGAAGAACTCCTGACAACAAGTTGGACGCTGATACACAGCCCAGAGGTGTCCGCAGCTGTAAAAGCAGATCTTATTAAGTCTACAGTCAAGTGGGGCGGGCTAGAACCTAAGAACGAAGTAAATGCGGAGGGAGCAGGTGGCGGAGTTAAAATTACAATTAACCTCGGGGGTCAAGACCTCGCAGCGACTGTCGTTGATCACGAACCTATTGACGAAGTTTACTCAGAAGGACAAGGGTCAGAAGATGGCCACCTTCTCGACGCTGGATGAATGCGAGCGGTGTGCGGCAGTATTGTCGCAGCTGAACGTACGATACAAGCAGAAGATTCGGAGGAAAAAGAGTATCGAAGAACCTTACGCAATAGTACTCCTCGACGATCCGTCTCTTCTGCTTGCCCAGACCGAAGTGTCTGAGCAGTGTCCACATTGCGGAGAACACACTACAGATTATAAGTGGTGTAAGTATTGTGGGGACATAACACATTTGGATGAGTATGAAGATGCAGCAAAGAAACAGGGTTGGCCAGGTTAAGAACGCAGCCAACATGACAGTAGAAGAATTTGCGTTAGAGCTTCAGCGTATAAAGCATAAGGCGTTGTTTATTGATACATCACCTACAGGCAGGGAAGCTGCTAAACGTACGCGTAGCTATATGAACCAAAAGCGAGGGCAAGCTATTGGCTCTAGATATTAACTTTACACCATCGCGGACTGCTGCGAACTTTATGAGTTCGGATGCAAAGATGCGTGTGCTTATGGGGCCAGTCGGGTCAGGTAAGTCTGTGGCGAGCTGTTTTGAAATTGTCCGCAGGGCATCACAGCAAGCTCCAGGTCAGGACGGGGTGAGACGCTCCCGTGCCGCTGTTGTTCGTGAAACCGTTCGTCAGCTGACTGATACGACCATTAAGACGTTTCTCGACTGGTTCCCGCCAGGCCCGTGCGGTAATTTTATGCGCACGACCAAAACATATTTCTTTAAGGTAGGCGATGTAGAGTGTGAGATTATGTTCCGCGCACTTGACGACGCTGACGATGTGGCAAACTTGAACTCTCTTGAACTTACGTTTGCATGGTTCAACGAATGTAGGGACATCAACTCCGAGATTGTGGACGCGATGTCTAAACGTATTGGCCGTTTTCCTTCTGCGAAAGACGGCGGGCCATCATGGTTCGGTATGTGGGGCGACACCAACCCGCCGACTATGGATACTTGGTGGTACTACCAGATGGAGAAGCTAGATCCTCAAGACGGAGTCAGCCACAACGATAATGGTTGGGATGTGTTCAAGCAGCCATCCGGACGTAGTGTTAACGCAGAAAATGTGGAGAACTTACCCGATGGATATTATGACACCCAAGGGCGCAGTGAAGAATATATCAGGGTCTTTATTGACGGAGAGTACGGACTCAGCTCAGCAGGACAACCCGTCTACAAGTATTTCAGACCGGACTATCACATGGCTGACGAGACTCTCAGTCCTATTCTCAATGGCGTGCGTCCTGTCGTTGTTGGTATGGATTTGGGGTTGACACCGGCAGCAGTTATAGGGCAACAAGACCCTCGCGGACGAGTGCTAGTGCTCGATGAGGCAGTGTCTTTTGATATGGGCATTCAGCGTTTCGTCCGCACCATACTTAAACCAATGATCTATGAGCGGTTCAGCGGGGCACCAATACTAGTTATTACTGACCCCGCTGGTATTCAGCGTGCGCAAACTGACGAACGCTCGGCAGTTGACATCATCAAAGCTGAAGGATTTCGTGTTCTGCCAGCTAAGACAAACAATGTGTCAGCACGTTTGTCTGCGGTGGACGACTTCCTTATGAGGCATGTCGATGGTGACAGCGCATTCCTGTTAGATCCTAAATGTTCTCACCTCAAAGCTGCTATGATGGGTGGGTACAGGTTCCACCACAAAAACGGCACGATTGATAAAAACAACCACTCGCACATAGCTGAAGCTTTACAATACTTCATGCTGCATGTAGCTACAGCTGGCGAGGGCGTGATCATACCTCAACGACGAGATGTTAAAAGGGTTGCAGCAGCAGGCTGGACTTGATATTGTTCAAATGTCATCTCGTGACACCTTCATAGTTACCAACCTTAAACCTTCCACGGATTGCCCCCGTGGGGGGTTTTTTCTTGACTTGTACAGGAACTTGTTGTCATGTATAAATAAAAGTGTACACTTACTGCAGGAGTGTGAATATGCACAAAAACGGAATGCCTTGCGGCTGTAGCAAACCTTACGTTGTCTATTCGGATAATTCGAAGATGGACACTAGCGGCATGGCTGAACGTAAAGTACAGAGCTATAGAAATGGTGGAGCTATCCTTCCTGCAGCGCGTATTGATGGTGATGTGTTTGTTAGGGCTGCGCAAGCAGTAGGACTACCTACTACTAATGCGTCTCTTAATCGTATTGTAAATTTAGTAAATCAAGGCATGACCCCCAACCAAGCTGCAAAGAAACTGGCCGAAGTCCGTAGCTACAAATCAGGTGGTTATGTTTACACCGACGCAAATGATCCTGATACAATGACCGAAGATAAGGATCGTGAAAAGGAGATGTACTGATGGCTAGAATAATCGACACCCGTGGCTCTGATGGTAGAGGTATTAGGTACACGGCTTACGATACAAAGCTTGTTGATTACGCTAAAGCACCAGCTACCGGTATTGATCCAGATAAACGATTTAAGGTTGGCAAGCCTAAAACTTTAGACCGGCCAGGAAACGTAGAGTATTTCGGTTCTGAGTTTAGGAAAGAGGCTGAAGACCTTGCAAATGCTCGTGAAGCTGCATATCGACGCCGTCAGACAAACGAATATATTAGAACGGGCGCAGCTGCACCTGGCGATGTGGTTAGTCAAGCTACGTCAAATGTTAAGATCGGGCAGCTTCGTACAGAAGGGTTTACTGCTGCGGATCGTGCGCAGAAACAAGCTGGACGCCAACAAAAGATTGAGCAAAATCGTGCAGATCTTGTTGCAAAAGGGCAACAGCAGCTGACTAATTTTGCTACTGGCCTTACTTCAGGCAATCTTAGAAAAGCTAGAAAAGCTTTTCGTAACCTAAAGGGTACTGCTGCGGAGGGCTTGACTACTTTTCGTAACACAAAAGACGATGACGGGGGTATTGCCTAGTGCTTAATGTCGTAAGTAATTCAGAACTCCGTAAGCGCGAAAAAGAACTTGTAGACAAAGAACTCGCTGCTCGTCAGAACAACGCTGTTGTTTTGGGGCTAGCTTCGCATCTTCGTGAGTGCTGGGACGCTGCGCGTCAAGCCAAAAAACCTATTGAAAACATTATGCTACGTGGACTACGTCAGCGTAACGGTGAATACGAAGCTGACAAGCTATCTCAGATACACGAGCAAGGTGGCTCAGACATCTATATGATGATTACTGAGGTTAAGTGCCGTGCAGCCGAAAGTTGGCTGCGCGACATTTTGTTAGACACAGGTACTCCACCTTGGGATCTAAAACCAACACCTATTCCAGATCTATCACCTGAGCAAACAACTGAGCTACAAGCTGCGTTTGCTGCGGTTGTTACTCGTATAGTTGAAAATGAAAAGCGTGCGCCAAACGCCAATGAAATGGTCGAGCTAAAAGAAATGGTAGGTCAAGACTACCGCTTTAAGCTGCTAGAAGCTGCAGACAACCGCTCACAGAAGATGCGTATAAAAATTGCTGACCAGTTTGCACAAGGCGGCTGGGGTGATTCTTTTAATGAATTTATTACTGACCTAGTTACATACCCATGTGCTTTTATCAAAGGGCCTGTTGTCCGTAGACAACGTAAACTTGGTTGGTCACAAGGGCCAGATGGTAAAACTATTGTAGAAGCTACAGAGGTTATCGCACCTGAGTTTGAGCGTGTTGATCCTTTCCGTATTTATCCTGAGCCAGGAATTTCAAATGTTAACGAAGGTTACATCTTTGAGCATCATCCCCTAAGTCGTACCGAGCTGGCTGACCTTGTTGGTGTGCCAGGGTACGACGACGATGCTATCCGCAAAGTACTGGACATCGGTAACGGCTCGTCATGGATTAACGAAGATGTTGAGCTTGTTAAAGACGAAGAAGAACGTAAGTTCCATTCGTTTAACCGTCCTACTGAAACCTTTGATGCTCTAGAGTTTTGGGGCAAAGTAACTGGTAAAATGCTTATCGAGTGGGGACTTGATGAAGAAGAAATTGATGATGAGCATCGAGAGTACGATGCCAATGTTTGGATTGTAGGTAATTACGTTATTAAGGCTATTCTTAACTACGATCCGTTAGGAGAGAAGCCATATGCTAAAACGTCTTTCATCAAGCGCCCTGGGGCGTTTTGGGGTAGCGGTATCCCAGAAATTATCGAAGATATACAAAGCGTGTGTAACGCTGCTGCTAGAGCTTTGGTTAACAACATGGGCATTTCTAGCGGGCCTCAGGTCGAAGTTAACCTTGAGCGTATCCCGCCAAATGAAGATATTACGCAGCTCCACCCGTGGAAAATCTGGCAAGTAACTAATGACCCTCTTGGGTCTAGCGCACCTGCAGTGCGGTTTACACAGCCAGATGACAACGCAAACACGTTGCTGGGTGTCTATGACAAGTTCAGTAAACTAGCCGACGATCACTCAGGAATACCTTCCTACGTGTATGGCGACCTTAACGTCCAAGGGGCGGGGCGCACATCATCAGGCTTGTCCATGCTTATGGGTGCAGCTGGTAAGGGTATTCGACAGGTGGTTATGCACATCGACACAGATGTGATTAAGCCAGTTGTACACCGTCAGTTCGTATACAACATGCGATATGACGAAGACGAAACTATTAAAGGCGATGTTGAGATCTTGCCAAAAGGCTCGATTAACCTTGCAGTTAAAGAGACTGTTAACATCCGCCGTCTTGAGTTTCTTAACGCAACCGCCAATCAGATCGACATGGAGATCGTTGGTAAAGAAGGCCGTGCAGCGATTCTTCGCGAAGTGGCTAAAGGGTTGCAGATGCCTGTGGACGACATCATCCCATCTAGGGAGAAGGAAGGCTACATGAATCGAATGGCAGCTACAATGCAGCTTGAAGCTAAACAAGCAGAACAAGCAGCAGGAGGTAAGCCAGCCGAGATGCAGCCTGACGGTACCCCCAAAGGTGGGCAAGATGCGAACACAGTTAGTAACCGCGACACAGGAGGAGCAGGATGATCCGGCCCTCTCCTGAAGTTACTAAGGCACTAGCCGCAAGTGTGCGCCAATATCCCGAGATAGCTAAATGGCTACAGGAATGGCGTATGCACGAGTTAGAGCAGCTACCCAGCGTCGCACAGAATACGACACTTGCACAGGGGCGGTGTCAAGTTCTGTCAGAGCTTTCTAAGCTCGTGAGCGAGTCCCCTGAGATAGCGGCAAAGTCATCATGACAGCTGTTAATTGCGCACACCGATAGGAGCGTTCAACATGGCAATACCAAAGCAAGTTCAGATGCAATCTGAGGCAGTACAAGAACTCTATAAAGAACTCAATGGTGAGGTTGAGGCACAGGGCAATGCGCCCGAGGCTGAAGCTAATACTAATGAAGCACCTGTAGAGGAGGCTGTAGCCGACAGTGCAGAAGAGCAAGCACCTCAGTCTGGAACCGAGGAGCAAGGACAACCAGACACCGAAACTAAAGATACTTGGGAACAAAAGTACAAAACACTGCAAGGTATGTACAACGCAGAGGTTCCCCGCATGAAAGCGGAGAATCGTGAGTTGACATCCCGTGTTTCTCAAATGGAGCAACTGCTTAGCACACTGAATAGTCAGCCTGCTGCACAACCTGTATCTAGCGATCCATTGATTACAGATAAGGATGTTCAGGAGTACGGCGATTCTATTGATGTTATGCGGCGTGCAGCACGAGAAGAAGTGGCGCAAGCCAATGCTCGGGTCGCACAGCTAGAGCAACAAGTAATGCAGATGCAGACCAGCGTGGTACCGCAGATGAATCAGATCTCGCACGCACAGGCTCAGTCAGCAACGCAGCAGTTTTGGGCAGACCTTTCCAATAAAATACCCGAGTGGAATGACATCAATAATGATCAAAACTTTCAGTCTTGGTTGTTAGAGATTGACCCGCTTACAGGTATTTCTCGTCAGACATATCTAGAAGACGCACAGTCTAACCTAGATTCTAACCGTGTGGCGCAGTTCTTTAAGTCTTGGCAAGAGGCAAACGGTACACCAAGTGTTGCTCAAACCAATCGGAAGGTTCCTTCTGATCAGTTGGAGAAGCAGGTATCGCCAGGGCGAGGTCGCTCAGGCACCAATACTATGCCATCCGAAGGCCAGACATACTCACCCGCCGACATCGAGCAGTTCTTTGATGCTGTCCGTAAGGGTAAGTACAAAGGTCGTGAAGAGGAACGTGGCCGAATAGAGCGTGACATTTTCGCTGCACAGCGAGAAGGTCGCATAGTCACTGCATAATTAAAAGGAGGCTAACATGGCTTTTGCAGTATCATCAGGTCGTCCGGACTACACGGGCAACTTTATTCCTGAGATCTGGTCAGGCAAGCTCATCGAGAATTTCTACGATGCGACTGTCCTGTCTGCGATCTCTAACACTGACTACGAAGGTGAAATTCGTAACATGGGTGACACGGTTAACATCCGTACCACTCCGGAGATCACCATTCAAACCTACGTTAAGGGCCAGACTCTTTCAGTCGAAAACCCTGACAAGGCTAAACTGCAGCTCGTAATCGACAAAGGCGAGTACTTCGCTTGCGTTGAAGACGATGTTGATCAGGTTCAGTCTGACATCGCATTGATGGATATGTGGTCTAAAGACGCTTCTGAGCGTATGAAGATCAAAATCGACGAGCGTGTCTTGACTGATCTACTACCAGATGTATCCGCAAATAACAAAGGCACAACAGCTGGCGCTATTTCTGGAAACATTGATTTGGGTGTAGCAGGTACCCCTGAAGCTCTTACAAAGACTAACGTCATTGATAAGATCGTGGATATGGGTACTGTTCTTGACGAAGCTAACTGTCCAGAAGGGGATCGCTTCCTTGTGATTCCTGCGAAGATGGCTGGCCTTATCAAGCAGTCTGACCTGAAAGACGCGTCTATTACTGGTGACAACCAGTCGCCACTGCGTAATGGCCGTTTGGGTATGATCGACAGATTTACCGTTTACGTTTCTCACAACCTAAAGAAAACTGCAGGCGGTGAGTTCAGCGTAATTGGTGGTCACAAGATGGGTTTTACATTTGCATCTCAGATGACAAACATGGAAACCATCCGGTCTGAAACAACTTTTGGCAACATCATTCGTGGCCTTCAAGTTTACGGCTATAAAGTCGTTAAGCCTGAAGCTCTTGCTACGATGATTGTTACTGTATAAGGAGGGCTTAGATCATGGCTACTTATAACGACGGTAAAGGTTACAACATGGGTACAGGTGCCGCACACGTTGCTGCAGGTATCAACAAAGTATCATCTGTAACTGTAGATCTAAACTTCGCTACTATCACTACTGAGAGAGCAGCAGCTGGTCTGACTGCACTTACAAGTGCTGATATTCTTGAAGTTATCAAAGTCCCAGCACAAACTTTGGTCACACATGTGGCTCTAGAAGTTACTACTGCTGAGGGCGGAACACTAACAGTTGACGTTGGTGACGGCGATAACCCAGATGGATACCTTGATGGTGTTAACGCTAATGCTACAGCAGCATATATTTCTGTAGCTGGAACTGACGCTTTTGAGCAAGGTAAGTTTTATACTGCTGCCGATACAATCGACATTGTGCTTAACAATGCCGCTGACGCAGCAGTTATGAAACTTACAGCTGTAATGGTTGACTGTTCATAACTTGGTTGGGGGGCTTCGGCCCCCCTCCCTACCTAGGAGGCGCATATGGCTAAGATTGATAAAAGCAAGATGGCTTGTAATAAACCTAAGCGTCAGGTCTCTGGAGGTAAAAAATTTGTTGTTAAGGCATGTCAGAACGGTAAAGAAAAGATAATTCGGTTCGGGGATGCCAATATGAAGATTAAAAAGAATCAACCTGGGCGGCGTAAGAATTTTCGTGCAAGACACGGTTGTGATAGTAGGCCACCCTCAAAGATGACCGCACGTTATTGGTCTTGTAAAAAGTGGTGATAGCATGGCAGCTCCTAAAGCAAAATCTAAAAAAGACGCCTGCTACTATAAAGTAAAGGCTCGCTACAAGGTTTGGCCCTCAGCTTATGCATCAGGGGCTTTGGCTAAATGCCGAAAGGTTGGAGCAGCAAACTGGGGTAATAAGAGTGGCCGTAAGAAAAAGTAAAAAGGGCGCATCGCTTCGAAAGTGGTTTAGCCAAAACGACGGCAAAGGCTGGGTAGACTGCAAAACAGGTAAACCTTGTGGACGAAGTGGGTCAAAAAGTGATAGTAAGAGGGGGTATCCAGCGTGCCGTCCTACTATGGCGCAATGTAAAACTGCAGCGGCAAAGGCGGCAATGAGGAAGAAAAGCTCGTCTAGTCGCGTTAGCTGGAAAAAATAAGGAGACTAACATGACCAGATGGTTAAAAAACAAAGTTGACGGCGAGATCTACGAGTGGGATCCAATCTTAGCCGAAAACCCTAAGACAGAAGAAGTTACTGAGGAGCAAGCGTTTCCTGAGAAACATATCCCTAAGAAGCAACGTGGCAGACCTGCAAAGGTAAATTTAGCTACTGAAGAGCCGGAAGCACCTGATAACACTCCTGCAGAACTGGCTGAAGAAGCATCAAGAGGGCTACCTGAATGATTCTAAACGATGTAATCACTGAGGTTAGGCGTATCATACAAGATACCAACACACCGTTTCGCTACAGCGATGATGTATTGCTGGGGTTTGCTAATCAGGCTCTGAAGCGAATTGCTGTGTTGCGGCCTGATCTTTTTGCTTTCATCGGAGATATTACATGTACAGACGGCGAGGTTGTTCAATCTACGCCGTCTGATTCTATTCGTCTTATAGAAATATATTCTGTAAAAAACGGTAACGGAATTATCGAGACAAACCGTGAAGCGTTAGATCAAGCGTACCCTACATGGATGAACGACGTAGCAGGGCCAACTGTAAACTTTATGCGGCATGTTCGTAACCCCAATAAGTTTTTTATATACCCCAAGGCTCCTGCGGGGCAGATATTGGTGGGTGAATACGCGAAGACTCCACCTGACTATAGTGGTACTCAAACTGTAGAATTAATTCCTGATGCGTATTTTCCCGTAGTTATTGACGCTACAGTATTTATTGCAGAGTCGGTGGACAACGAACACGTTAACTCTAACCGAGCGCAGTTGTTTCAGCAGTCGTTTACTCAGGCACTTGGCGTTGCTGCTCAGAGCCGTGCGATTACTGATCCTGAACGTGGCGGGCTACAAGAGGAGGACGTTGTATAATGCCTAATAGAAAGTTTTCCGAATTAGTCACTAGACTCGCTCCAAGCGTCCCTGGCGCTCCTAACGTTGTTGTAGAGCAGTATGTGCGGGACGCGGCTATAGAGGCGTGTGAGCGCACTCTAGCATGGCGTCATGAGCAAGCCCCTATAAGACTTAATAAAGGCGGACATGACTATGCGTATGAACCACCAGATTACGCTGAGGTGCATGCGATTATTACCGCTACTGTAAACGGTAATAAACTGAAGTCCGTGTCTCTAGATCATTTACATGATTTATACCCTAAGTGGCCGTATGGAGCAGCTAATGAACAGGCTGAGCCTAGATATATTACAACCATTGATGTTGATAATTTTGCTGTAGCTCCCATTCCAGACGGTATCACTAACTATGACGTTCGTATGATAGTTGCTTGTAAGCCACTAAGAACAGCGGAGGAAATGGATAAAACTGTGCTTGATGATTTAGAGAATGTGATCATGCACGGTGCGCTACAACATCTTCTGGTGCTGCCCGAGCGAACATGGAGTGATAGAGAACTAGCTTCATACCATGCAAAACAGTTTGCATATAAATTATCAGAGCGTAGAGCCAGAGCTAACCTTGGTACAGGCAGAGGTTCTATGCGTGTACAAAATCAACGATTTGCGTGAGGTAAGCTATGGCGGATACAATTAGATTAGTAAAAGGTGATGCAAAACCCGTTGTTATACTTACGCTTACTGATGAGTCTACCGACAGTGCTTTAGATGTTTCCCCAGCGGGTACAACTGTATCTGTGCGTTTTCGTAAAGCTAATACCGACACGCTACTTAGCACAATTACTTGTAGTAACGTTACCAATGGTACAGATGGCAAAGTTCAGTTTGATTTTTCAGGTGGCGTATTAGATAGCGTAGATGCAGGACAGTACGAAGGTGAAGTAGTTGTTACTACCTCAGGCGCTGGTACACAGACAGTATATGAACTATTAAGTTTTAGAGTAAGGGATAACCTTACATGAAGATAGGTCTTAGCGTCAGTGTAGTATCTTTTAGTGCTTTTGCTGCGGTAAGTAATATATCTGTTACTGCGGAAGCAGCATACGTAGTTGCTGATGTTGCCGCAAAAACTATTATACTTGACAGTGCTGATCGACCTTTTGTCTTACCACAAACTAATTTAGCATCTGAATCTGTTACAGTTAGTGATGTTGGGGACGGAATTAATGTTGAAATAGATTTACAAAAAGATTTTGAAACTTTTAAGACTGACGGCCCAGATATAACTGACTCTGATCCTGTGTTTCTTGTTGAGCCTGACTTTAGTGATTCGGTAATAGTAACTGACGCGCAGCTTGTTGTAACGTTTGACGATGTAGCAGACTTTGACCCATCTACGCCAGCTGTGGATTTTGACCCTGTAAGTATTACAGAGGCTGACGCCAAAGATGTTACGGTTGCAGAGCTGGCCGATAACGACGATGTATCTGTAACCGAAGCTATCTCTAATCAACCTGATATACCTAAGTCTGATGCTGTTACAGCTACTGAAGTTAGTGTGCTAAATCCACAACTTGCTAAATCAGAGACGTTAACTGTAACTGACGCTGTTGATGATTTTGATGTAGATAAGGTATTGGCTGACTCAGTGTCTGTTACTGAGGCTATAGAGAATGAAGTAACTTTACCTCAGTCTGATTCTGTGTCTGCTGTGCAGTCAAATGTTAAAACGTTTACATCTAATGTAGACTTTGATCTTTCCGATGCTGACGTAGACCCAGACCCAGTTACAGCTACAGATGCTATTGATGATTTTGATTTCGATAAAGGCGTTACTGACACAGCGTCTATAACTGAGTCAGATGCCAAAAACGTTACAGTTGCAGAGTTGGCTGACAGCGATACAGCTTCTGTGGTAGAGTCTATTGCGCTTGATCCTGAAAGCGTTCTGACTGATTCCCTCACAGCCGTGGAAGGGATCAAGCTTAATCCTGACATACCAGTATCCGACACTGTATCTGCTACAGAAGCGCAAGTATTTGATATGCGGCCAGAACTTTCTGATACTGCAACTGCTACGGAAAGCATAAATACTTTACTTACTCTTGGCGAGTCTAGCTATGTGTATCCAGATTTTGTTTCTGTTTCAGATGGTTATAGAGGTGGGTTTATAGAAGAACCTTACTCTTATACCATTTCTAGTGTAGAGTATTTTGTACCTTATACAGGTGTTATAGGATCAGCAGAAACACTCAATACTGTAATACTTAACGCTGACCGTGTAACAGCACCAGATACAAGTTCTTCTGGACTTGTTGTCAACTTTCATTATACTGATGTTGACGAAGATGACCGCGTTATGGGCGGATACATGTATAACCAAACGCCTCTGTGTGCCGGTAACAGCACGGTAGGCCAACGAGCAATCTTGTAAAGGAGCTAACCATGATCCAAGATTCTATCAAAATGACCGGTGAACTTCGTATCACGGTTACTAATCCTGAGGGTAACATTACTCAAGAAACTGTTATCCCAAACCTTGTAGTTACTGCGGGTAAAAACCTCATTGCTTCTCGGCTAAAAGACACAACTGATGGTGCTATGTCTCACATGGCTATTGGCACGGGCACAACTGCTGCGGCAGCTGGCAACACTGCGCTAGTCACTGAAGCAGGTCGTGTTGCCCTTACTTCTACTACGGTCACAAACAACGCAGTGGCATACGTTGCTACGTTTGGAGCAGGTACAGGCACCGGTGCAATCACCGAAGCAGGTCTGTTTAACGCTAGCTCTTCAGGCACAATGTTGTGCCGCACAGTGTTTTCTGTTATCAACAAAGGAGCAGCTGATACTCTAGGTATTACATGGACTGTCACTGTTAACTAAGGAATCGTAAGATGGGCTTGAAATTTGCTAACAATGCCTTCGGCACGCTAAGTGCTGGTATAACAAATTCAGCTACGAGTATCACCCTTTCTAGTGGGCAGGGTGCTCGTTTCCCTACTCTTGCCGTTGGTGACTATTTCTACGCAACGTTAATTGACACTAGCAATAACTTAGAGATTGTAAAAGTTACAGCTAGGTCTACTGATGTTTTGACTGCTACACGAGCGCAAGATAACACTACAGCTCGTGCATTTGCTATCGGAGATCGTATAGAGCTTCGTATTACAGCAGCTACGCTTGAAGAAGTAGTATCAGGGGCTACAGTTTTAACCGACCAAAGTCCTCAGTTGGGCGGCAATTTGGACTTAAATAGCCAAGACATCACAGGCACGGGTAACATAGATATTACCGGTGACATTGATGCTTCTAGCGAATTTAAGATAGGCGGCACAGTTTTAGCTGACAGTGATGGGATTCATGTACCTCAGCTATCATCTAACCCTTCTTCTCCTGTAGAAGGTCAGATGTATTACAATACAACCAATAAAGTTATCTATAATTGGGATGGCAGCCAGTGGCTACAAATGTCCAATAAGTTTACAGGCAGCGGCGGAACTGAAAGCACTTCAGGTGGCTACAAATTTCACTTATTTACTACGTCTGGTACTTTTGTAGCTGATACAGCAGGTATAATTGACGTTCTTATTATAGCTGGCGGCGGCGGAGGCGGCGGCTGGGGCGGCGGAGGCGGAGCCGGTGGGCTTGTTGACGCTACTTCTGCGTCTATTAGT